CCGTCGAGTTCGGTCAAATTTTTAACGGTTATCACTTTCATGATAATCCTCCTTTGTATTTTTTCATTTAAATAATATTTATTTATAATTCAAATTAAATTTTTGTAAATTTTTTTATTTAAAAACATAGAACTTATTATTAAAAGATTGTGAAATCTAACGGAAGTTTAAATAAGTAATATTATTTGGATTTCTAGTAACGGTATTATTAAAATAAAATAGAAAGCGAGACTATTATGTCAGGAAAAGATACTAAAGTTAACATAACAAAAAAAGACACAAGACTCTTTTTTAAAACCAATGTGAAAAATGACAAGAGCACAAAAGAAATTATTGAAAGGACTTTAAATTTTGTATCAGGAGTAATCTCCTCAAGCTTAGGTCCATATGGAGCTAACACAATTATACAAGATCGAGGTATGCACCATGTTGTAAGTAAAGATGGGTATACAATTTTAAATCGTATTATGATTTATGAAGCAGCTCCAAGAACTCTTTTAGACCTCATTAGAAATATATCCAGAAATTTAGTTAAAACAGTAGGAGATGGATCATCATCAGCTATTGTAGCTGCTAAGGAACTTTACTATGAACTTAATAGATATAAGAATGAATATAATCTTAATAATACTGAGTTATTCGAAGCTTTAGAATTTGCCAAAACTATAATCACTGATAAATTAAAAGAAATAGCTATACCTATAAATACTATGGATGAGATAGAAAACATAGCAACGATTTCATTTAATAACAATAAAGTAATGGGATCTATGATACGATTAATTTTTGAAGAGATTACAACTAAGGGAAATATTCATGTAGAACTTTCTAAAAATGAAAATACATATTTTGAAATCGGGAAAGGCTTTGAAGTTAAACGTGGTTATATAGATAAAGCTTTTGCTAATGTAGCTTCTAAACAATGTGAACTTTTAGATCCATATATCTTCATGTGTAATGGTACACTAGACCAAAGTGATGCTAATATTATAATTTCATTATTAAATAACTGTATAGTAAATAAATTATCTATGGGTCAAGCTATGAATCCTATCGTATTTATTGCAAAAGCCTATGATCCTTTTGTAATGGAAATGTTAGCTGGTACTAAACGTCAATATCCACACTATCCAATTTTAGCTATAGATATGGCGACAGGTACAACAAAATCCTTAGATAAATTTAATGATTTAGCTTATGCTTTAGGTTGTAAAGTTTATGATAAATTAAATTATGAAGTAATTAAAGAACTGTCAATGACCGCACTAGAAAATTATATAGGAAAGGCTGCAAAAGTGGTTTCATCAGAAACTATAACTAGATTTATTATCGATGATGAAGATGAAACCTACTCGAGCAGAGTAGCTGGTCGTATTAATGAAATTGAAGAGAATATCAAAAAAGCGTATGCTGTCCAAGATTACATAAACCGTGATGACGATATTTATGAATTAAATCTTCGTAAATATTTCTTAGCAGGTAAAATGGCTAAATTATATATAGGTGGAAAAACTGAATTAGAGAAAGAAAATGCTCAATTCTTAGCTGAGGATGCTGTGTTAGCTTGTAAATCAGCTATAAATCATGGATATGTCATAGGTGGTAATCTAGCTATACCATTTGTTATTAGTGATTTACTAAAGAAAGAAAATCCGAAAGCTCGTCTATTAGAAGGAATCTCTAGAGCGTTCTTAGCAGTTTATCGACGTATAGTTCATAACTTAGATAGAACTCAAAAAGATGAAGCTATGATAGATGAAATAGTAATCACTAGTTTAGCTGATAGAAAAATTAAAAATTTAGTAACTCAAGAATGGGAAAGTGTAACAGAAACAACAGTAATAAACTCTGTTGAAACTGATATTGAAATTTTAAATGCTGCACTCTCCATAATCACCTTATTAGTAAATAGTAATCAATTTATTACTACTGAATATTAAACTATAAAGGGTATTCCAGCTCTCTGGGATACCCTCTTTAACTTTATAGGAGCGTCTCATATGGAAGGGTTTACCCTAAAACAATTTATAGATAATCCAGCTGGTAAAGGTTCAGCTTACTTAACGGCTAGATATGCGATCAAAGCTGATTTAGAACGTAGATTCATTACAATACTTAAACAGTATAAGATATTTAAGACTTCAGTGTATTTCAATAAGAAAACTGATGGGTATATTTTCTATGTAAGAGTACCTTCGGAAGATCTTGATCTTAAGAAAGAACTCCTTTATGACGTAATACTAGAGTTAACACCTCCTAATATTACAAACGTAGGTCGCAGTAATAACCTTCTTCTTTATAATTTGAAGCTATGGAGTAATTCTCCAGGGTTTATGTTTAGCTATATGTATGTAGCTAATAAAGCTGGGTTGATACCACGTTGGTTAATTTCTAGTAAATGTGCTAAACGAGCTTTGAAGGATCCACCTGCTACCAGAAACCCTGTAGAAGCCATGGGATTTGAAAAATCTTTATATTTTGCTATCCAGTATTTATTCTATATGGATTATTTGAATGTAGCTAATATTGGAAACTTAGCTAAAAAATTTGATAAAGGAAAATTACTACCACACTTAATGCACCCTGAGGATAAGCTACTTGAATATAATAAGATTAAAAAACTTGGAAAGAAAACTACAGCTATTAAAGAAACTACTGGTGTACAAAAGATGACTCGGAACTCAGTAAAAAAATTAGTAAAACCATTAACCAGTCCGTTAGCTAAGCCTCTAGCTAAACCACTTTCTAAATCTAATTTATAAGTATATATTATTTTTTTGAAAAACAAATAAAAGTAACGGAGGGCGTGATGAAAGACTTACTAGAAAAACTTTTTGTAATAACTATGATTATTGCAAGCTTAGTAGCAATCGCTATAATTGGAATTAGCACGAAAACGGCACAATTATTATTCGATAAAGAAAGTTGAGGGGACACTTGGGAAACATAAAACTAATTAAGGAAGATAGATATTTAACGATATCTGGTGGAGAGGAATTTGATGCTGAGTGTGAATTAGAAGTTCGTAGTTATCATTTATATAAGCAAAGATTTGTTAATAATATAAAATATTTTAAAGATACTTTGTCTTATATTTTTAATAATGAATCAGACGAAGCTAATTTACTCTTTAGGTATTGTGAGATTAAATATAATTATTTAACTCAAGAATATACTATGGATGAACTTATTGCTACCTTAGTTGAATTTCTTAAGAATCAAGAATATCAAGAATTGTTAAATACTTATATAGAAAAAAACTTTGTTAAAAGTGAAGGTGAAGTTAAGAAGAGTAATGATGAGCTCTATCTTAATGATGATCATTGTAAAAGTATACAAAGGATAGCATTCTCTATAAGGTTTGTAACTCCATTATTTTCAGATTTCTTAAGACTGACAAAAATTTATGGTAGTGATGATGTGTACTTTAAACTATATTATCGTATAGCCGATGAATTATATAATGAATGTAACATTATTAGTAAACTACATAAATTTGTCGAATCAAGAGTAAAGAGTACCATATACTCGGATTCAAAGATTTGGAGTTACTTGAGTTCAGTATCTAAGGATGTGAATAATAGCATCATGGATATTTTTGAAAAGATCTTGACTTTGATAATCTATAAACTAGAACCCAAACATCGTCCAATAAGTTTCTTACATGTCGGGGTAAAAAATCAACTATCGTTTAAGTTTAGAGAGAACTTCGCTATTAAATTTTTTCCTGTTGTAATTCAGGAAAAAGATGAAGAAAATATTACTAATTATAATAAGTTTGAAATCGAGCTTATTAGAAATGATGAAGGTAAAACGATACTTTTGAATTTTAACAAAAAAGAAAGTATACGTCGTATTAAAGACACATATGGAATTGAGATTAACCGAGCTGAAGTTTTAGAATTTAGTAAGATTAAAGTTGACAAATTCAAAGTTAATCTAGCTCTATTATATTTTTATAAACATTTTGGCTCTTATGACTCTTTCAGTTTAACTAAATTAGAACTATCCTATTTACTATTATTATTTAAGAAGATCTTAGAGTTTAAAGGTTATAATAATCTTGCTCAGATTTATGATAGTCATCTAGTTGTTAAAAATAAGAAAAAAGTAAATTTCAATAAAGAGTAACGAACTGCTAAAGATTTTTATGAACTCTTAAGAGTATTTAATAAATACTCATATAAGTTTCATAAATTATCTTAAACAGTTTAGCTCCCATAGCAGAGTAATCTGCTATGCGTACAAGGTGAATTGCTGGAAACCCCTAAAGCTTACTAAACTACAAAGTAATCCGTAAGGATAAGCTTGAATGTTACGAAAGTAGAAAAAATTAGTAAGATGGTATATGGTTAAATCCTAAGTACCGTAGCAATGGGCAATCAGCAGCCAAGGGTCTTATTTATAAGATCAAGGTTCAACGACTATCCTGAAAGAATGGAGTAGGGCTCAAGTGAGCTCGAAGTGCCTTGCCCCTATAAATATAGGGTGATGATATAGTCTATGCTTATACGAAAGTATAAGAGTGTATAACGAATACCTGTTATACTGCTAAGGAGTAACGAACCTTAGAAATGATTCAAATCTAGGTATGAAAGATATGAAAGAGAGTAATCTCGCAAATTTGATATTTTAACTCTAAAAATGTTCTAACATTAAATTAATAAATTTAGTGTGAGGTGAACATGGTAAAGAGTTTTAAAACTGAATGTTTCCCTAACCAAGAACAAAGGAATATCATAGAAACAAACTTCGGTATGCGCCGATTCTTCTTTAATGAAACTATAAAACATCTAACAGCTAAGTATGGAGATCTTAAGAAACATGCAAAAGATATCACTCAAAAGGAAGTCTTTGCTTTAAGGAAAGATCTATTTAGGACACAATATAAAGCTCAAACAGCTTTGGCTCCTAGTGTGGTCTTAGATACAACTATGGAAGATGTACTATTTGCTATAAATAGTTTAAAGAAGAAAGGTAAAGTTATAGAATTTAGAACTAAAAAGACTAGTAATACCTGTCGGTATTTTCATAAAACTGATACTAGTTTTAAGTATGAATCTGGGTCTAAATATATAACTACTATTAAGCTTAAAGATCTAAAGATGGCTGAACCTATACGATGGGAGCACCCTGATATTAGAACTTTGACTATAAAGAAAGTAGCAAACCGATACTTTATCTCTATGACTTGCAATATACCGGATCGAATCCCTACTCCTAACCTTAATAGAGCTGTAGGATTAGATTGGGGTTGTAAGACATATTTCACTGGTTATGATGGAACACATACATTAGAAGTGAACTTTGATGAAAGTACTCTTAAACGACTTGATAAACGTATAAACAAATGTCAACGACACTTGTCTAAAAAACAAGAAGGTTCTAAGAACTATGAAGTAGCGATAGCCAAGCTACAACAAGCTTACTTAGACTTTAATAACTATAGACAAGACTTTATATACAAAGTTGTTAAAGAGCTTAATGACGACTATGATACAGTTGTACTAGAAGACTTAGGAATGAGGTTCGTTACTAGTAATAGAAGACTAGCTAAACGAGCAGCGCAAAAACCTTACTATCTCTTTAAGGTTAGTGTTATCCATAAATTTTCCGAATATGGTAAGAAAGTTTATATGGTTCCTAAGAGCTATCCTAGTACTCAAACTTGTAATAGTTGTGGTTACGTTAAGAAAGATAAAGAGAAGATGAAACTAGGAGAACATACCTATGTTTGCCCTAGCTGTGGAGTCTCTGTTGATAGAGACCTTAATGCAGCTATGAATATCTATTCTTATCGTAATCTTGAAGAAGCTTCGATAGAAGATTAAAAAAATATTAAATTTGTGGGAAGGCTCTCCCATTTAAGCCTGTGGAGTGTCCATATTTATGGAACTGTGAAGCAGGAAAAATATTCATATATTTTCATATGAAATTTGAGCAGATTACTACTAGATTAGAAAACACAAAATCCTTTAGAGAAATTTACAACAAGTATAGTTTTGCTCTAAGCAAACTTATCAACATACGAGATAATCGTGAACCTATAACTAACTTACTAGGAGCTGTGTATTTTAATAAGTGGCAGTTACCTGGTGAAGAAGATATTGAAATGGATAAAATACAACTGTTAACAGAATGTATCCATTTTCTACTATATCTATAAAAATAATAAGAAAGAAGAGAGAGAGAACTATGAACAAGACTCCCGCAGAATTCAGTATTAAAGTATTCAAGGATTTAAAGAATCCACATCGTTATCTAAGAAAGAATTTAAAGACCCAACAAATTAATTTCTCCAGCTTAGTTGATCTTTGGGTAAATGAAGACAATGAAGAGAAGTTAATAGACTTCATTAAGAATTTTCACCAATATCTAAAGTATAACTCTTGGGTAAAAATTTCCGAGTATGTATCTTCTTTAGAGTTTATAGATTTATTCTCAAATAAGATAAACTGGAATGTAATTAGAGGTAGAGTCCTTGAAAATAAATTAGAAATTAATATTGATTGGTTGATTCACAACCTATATAAATTAGATAGTGTAAGAAATGAACCATTTTTATCAGTTTATAAAGTAAACTTAACTCAATTAAGAAAACTTATAAAGGTTTTAGATTATACTAACTTAACCATCGTATCACGCTACCAACAACTATCAGAAGCTCTTTTACGTAACCATCCAGAATTAGATCTTATAGGAGTAATAAAAAATGATTCCGTAGAGAGTATACCAGTGGAATATATTAGTGATAAACTTAATCCATTGAAAAAATTACTCATAAATTGGAAGGGGATGACACTCGGGGAATTCAAAAGACTATCTCTAGTGTTAGGTAGTGATAAAGATCTATTTACAGTTGTAAATAGAAATAATAAAAATAGTTCAGAACTTAAAGAATTTTTAAGGACAACCACATTAACAGAGTTAAATGAAATTGGTATTCCATCGAATTTCTTTACAGACGGACTATAAAAATTTTGCAGCGATAACTTCTAAAGTTATCGCTATTTTTTTATACGGAGGGATGTTATGTTTTTATATGACTTTTTAAAAAGTAATGTAGATTTCATTAAGTTAACTAGTAATCAGAGAGAAATCATAATAGAATGTCCATATTGCGGAGATTCAGAACGAGAGAATCATGGGCATTTTTATATATCTACTACAGAACCTCATCCTTGTATGTGTCATCTATGTAATTTTCGTTCAGGGTACATTTCATTAAAGATTCTTAACCAGCTCAAGGTACATCATACTGGAGAATCAAGAACATATATGAATGAAATAGAGAAAAATGCTAGGTTTGATACTTCAATCAAAAAGCATGTAAAATCTGATGGCTTCAGTAAATTTGATTTAAATTATTTTGGTCAAGATTTAAATAAATTTGGATATAAACTAGATTACTTCTCTAAACGAACTGGGATTATCTTAGATGATGAGAATTTCAAAAAATACAAACTTATAGTAGATCTGGAAGCAATTTTTGAGCTTAATAACTTATATGGAAATCATGATATAAATAACCAAGATATAAAACGACATATAAGGAATTTACAAAAATTTTATTTAGGATTTTTATCCTTCGATAACTCTCATATAATCTTTAGGAAAATTGATGATAGCTTTAAAGGGTATCGATATTACAATTTTAATGTCTTTAATCAATATTTAGATGACATGAAAAATTATTATGTTATATCTAATAAAGTTGATATCATGCAGCCAAAGATTGAATTAGTGCTTACAGAAGGAGTATTTGACATCATTAATCTTTTTCATTATTTTTATAATCAGCAGGATAATATTATCTTTATATCTAACTCAGGAAAATATTACCTACGAGCTATACGAGATATCTTTAAACTAGGGTTTCTTTCTACTGATATTTCAATATATTCAGATAGTGATGTGCAAGAGTCTTACTATAGATACGCTATAAAGCCCAAAATATTTTCTAATACATTAAGGGTGTTTTATAATGCTAATGGTAAAGATTTTGGAGAGAATGTAGACAGTATTCATATAATTGAAAGGAGATTTTAAGTATATATTATTGTGATGAAATAACTAAAGAAAAGGAGAAGGAAAGATGGAAAAGGGAAAAATTTTCATTGACGAACATTCTAAGTCCGTCATTGTTGAAAAAAAATCAATAAAGATTAAACCAGATGAAAAAAAGTCAATCTCTAAGTATATAAAAAACACCTTAGAGAATTTGACTGAGGAACACCTTATGACTAGGTTTTCCAAAATTCAATTGACAGAACGTTTAATATTTGCGAATGGAATATTCCAGACCACATTTGCAGATAACTTACTACCAGAAGATCGTCTTAGAGATTTTAGAAAGAAACTTAAAAGTATCTATGATGAGGAAGCAATTAATGATGAACAGTGTAAAGAGGGTGAAGATGAGAATATTTTGATTAGAACTAGAAATCGAGAAAGAACCGCTATGACAAAGTTCTTAACTGAAAATAATCTTTTAAAAATTTTACCAAGAAATGTAAATGATGCGAGATTTGTGAAATCTATCTTATTATATCTTAACCCCTATGCAACCCAGACAGAAGCACGAGAGTTTGCAAGACTAGTTTATAAACATGATGATGCACACACTTTTGTTTATGTTCCTAGAGCTAAAATAAAAAGTTTTCTTCTAATAGGGTTACTTACAAAAAATCCTAAAAGCTTTTTAACTCTAGCTAAGAAACTTATGAAAAGTGGGGAATTTGAAAGTGTACAGAGTATCAACTTGATCTTCCCAGATTTTAAAAAGGAGAACTTTGAAGCTTATGAGAAAATTATAGATAGTATAAAGAACTCATCTATAGAGAACATGTTAGCTACACTACCTTTAATGAATTATAAGAGAATCCAAAATTTATCTATGGATGAAGATGAAAGATTAATAGACATTCTAAAAATAAAAACTGGGATTTACTCACAATATAGAATGCGTAATACATCTAAAGTCAATGGATATAGATTTTCGGGAACTTATCATGTAAACCGCAATACTTTACCAGTTATCACAGGTTACCCTATGCCACATGAGCTGTTTGAAGGGATAAATAACAAAATGTTACTTCTAGATCATATATATAAGTTAAATGTACGTGACATTTTACAAAATACTGCATTGAACCGTTATACAGAGAATGGGATAGTTACTCCAGATTCAAATTATAAGTTCGTAAAATGGACAGAAGAAGAAAATACTTATACTGCGATTTTAACTATAGGAAACTATGCAAGTGGAGCACAATCAACTTATCTTAAAACTCTAGTAATAAATGATACTCAATTATTTAAAGGCACTGACATTTTACCAAATACTGCATTGAACCGTTATACAGAGAATGGGATAGTTACTCCAGATTCAAATTATAAGTTCGTAAAATGGACAGAAGAAGAAAATAATTATGAGGCGGTTTTAACTATAGGAAACTATGCAAGTGGAGCACAATCAACTTATCTTAAAACTCTAGTAATAAATAATATTCAATTATTTAAAGGCACTAGTAAAATTCATAAGTTTCCTAAACTTATAAAAGCTTGTAAAGAACTTTTAGGGACCTTTGATAGAGTGTTAATTCCCGAGAAAGGTATTAACTACAATATATATAAGCAATTAAATTTAGAAGTGGATGAAGAATACAATAGATTAAAAGAGTATCAAAAGGAAGTATCTGGTTCAGACAATAGAATTGAAAACTTCCCCACGTATAATTTAAGGATAGAATTCACCGCTAATAATGATGATGAAGAGAGGAAAGTTGAATTTACTAAAGAAAATCTAGCAGACTATCTTACTGCAGTTGCATCTCCGTTGTTAGAAACTTATACTATTGATGAACTTCTAGCTATGGAAAAACCAAACTCTTTTATGTATAAAGAACGTAATAGTATTTCTAAAGGATTCTTATTTTTAAAGGATGACATAAATAAACGTTTTATATTGGAAATGCCGTATTACAATAATGATGGGAATAATCTTTCATCAATAACAATGCAAGGGATTCTAGATAGTTTTACATCCTGTGTAAAAGATATGAAAGAGCAACCTGAATATACTATACATTTAAGATACAACTTTAGGTCAGACTTTTTAATATATCAAAGAAAAGTTTTTTCCAGCAATAGAAGTTTTAGAAGATTAGGTAAAGAATTTAAAAAATTTTATTTTAGAAAGAGAGAAAAAGCAAATGATAGAAACATTGAATGGACGGAATAAAAGATATCATAAAACCACCCCTGTAGAGGCCCTTATGTCATACCCTAATAAGGGTGAGTTAAATATACTCAATAAATCTGATATAAAGATAGAATACGACGCTGTTGGAGGGTGGAGATTTGAAGAAGAGCTTGATTTTAAGGAAAAGAAATTTATAGAAAAACCAGATGTTTTGACTAATTATCAAAAGTTCATATACTCCATAGAAGATCCTACATTGATTGGTTGTTTCTATATATTTAGTAAAGTAGATGAGTTACAAAAAGATCTTAGCTATGTTTTCTCTAAAGGATATTTCGAAGAAAATCTCAATAAAGAAACTAGTGAAAAGATAAAAGAATTAGAAGATATTCTCTCTAATTTATACTATAAGAAAAATGTTCATGAAACAGGAATTACAGTCTATGATTTACTTTATGATGATAGAATCAGTAAAAAAGTAACTTTACCAGAAGGCTATATACAGTTTACAACTTTCGAAAAATTTTATAGAGTCTTTGAACCTCTTATAGAGCGTGACGCTTATAAAATTAAAGATGATAAGCTTATAGATTACGCAAATAAACTAGACTTTGTTAACAAGATAATACGATTTAAAAGTCGTGAAAAAAGAGCTCTTATAAGAGTAACAGAGAATTTAGATTTTGAAGAATTAAATGGATATAAAACTGAAGATCGTAGACATGATGGGTCACTTAAATTTTTACTTAATGACTGTAGTATGAATCGTGAAATAAGAATTATTCAAAAAGAGAGTAATAAGGAAAGAACTGAAGTTCATAAAACATGTATTATAGATTTAAACTTTATGTATGATCCAGAAAAGGAAACTCCAGATTTTCCAATCTATAAATTAATCAAGAAAGATGTACATGTGTTATATCTTCCAATGATAGAATACTTAACCCATAGAGCTCCTGATTTACTTTATAAGAAATTCAAGATTCCAAAAAAAAATAAAAAGGGGCAGTTTAGAGATATAGCAGAACCTGTCGAAGAATTTAAAGCTCTACAGAGGAATATTCTAAGTAGGTTATATAATAGAGTGATGGTGAAAGATAAAAGATTGAAGCGGAATTATGCTTATATACAAAAGAAAAATTGTATATCAGCTATACAACAACATAAGGATAACAAGTATTTCATGAATGTTGATATAGAAAAATTCTTTGATAATGTAACTCCAGATATCATCAGACAAACTTTTAGAATAACTAATAATAAAGATAATACTTCTTCAAAAATTGAAAAATACACCGATACTATCATTAATGCACTATGTAATGATGACACAGGTGGAATTTCTTTAGGTAATCCTATGAGCTCTGTTTTAGCTAATTTTGCTACTAAACACTTTATAAACTATCTCCAAAATATTCTTAATTATCATTCTACAGACCCTACTACACGAGATGGGTTTAAAAGTTGGGATGAAGAAAAACAAAATAAACTTTCAAAAATGTACAATCTTAATAAAGATCGTAAATATAATGTCACAATTTATGCAGATGATATAATCATATCATCTAATAAAAAGATTAATCAGAAATTCGTTGAGGATACCATAGACCGAGCTTTTGAAAAATTTAATTTAGGGTTTAAAGTAAATAAGACAAAAACTCGTCTAACTTCTAATCAAAGACGGGAAGGATTAGGGTATGCTGTTAACCATCATAATCAGATAATCAAACCAAGAAATTATCTAAAAGCAAATAACATTAGAGTAATCTTGGAAAAATTAGCTTCAAAAAAACTACCTATAAGTATGTTGGAAAATAACTTTTCCCTACAAGGTAAAATCAATGAATGTATAAGACCAGAATTCTTATTGAATGAAGAAGGCCCGATAACTCGTTACATTAGAAAATTTAAAGAACCTAGATTTATAAATTTAGAAAAAGTTCTTTTAACTAAAGGTAACATCCGACTTCCTTCAAAAATATAAGATAATATTAAATATTAGAAATGGATTTAACATGTGCTACACGTGTATACTGGCGGAATGGAATTAGTGATTACCACTAAACTCCGAGCGGGATCATCAATCCGACAAATTTCAGTACAGTACCAGACTGTACTCTTTGTCAGGTGATGATCCTCTTATCGTCATTTAGTTTAAAAGCATTTCTAAAAAAAAAATAAATGGGCTTCACATATGTTTCATATGTATTAGGAATAATCCCGTTATTTCTTCAATACACCGCTACGATAACCCGCCACCGCCCTCAGTGCCTCACGCACGGATAGAGGTGTGCACTCTACGGGCTTATGGCGAGGTCTCTCCAGCGATGTTATTTAAAAGCATTTATTTTTAATTTTTAGGCGACTTCACATGTGTTACACATGTATCAATCATAGCCCCATATGTTAGGACTTCCTCAATAACACTTAAAGTCTTCACCACAGTTGTCTTACGACGTGTTCGACTTTACTGCTTCACCGCTTTAAAGACGTAAGCGGTTTCAGCAGCCGAGTTATTGAGGAAACGTTTTAAATGGCCTAAAACCATAAATCTTAGATAAACTATATAACATATGTTACATATGTTTAAAACTAATAACAGTTAGTTCATAATTTAACAATCAACACCAACGTAGGCTCGAGTTTCAACTGATATCGGATAGAGAATATCTTGAACTCTAGCCAACGATGGTGTATGCTCGTTTAAATTTTAAATATATCTAAGAAAAAAAGTAAAAGGAAATGAGGTAAAAGAAATGAAAATTTTTTGTGATGGTGCCTATCAACTTTGTAAACTTACGGAAGAAAAAGTTGGTGGATTTGGTATAGTTGTTGTCAATAAGAATAATGAAGAAATTGAATTTTCATCTGAAAAGTATAAGAATACTACTAATAATCGTATGGAACTACGGGGGTTTCTAACTATATTTAGTATGTATGGAGACTTAATTAAAAATTCTGATGATAAAGTAACAATCTATTCAGACTCCAACTATGTAGTTAGTGGGTATAATAAATGGTTAGATGGGTGGATAAAAAACAATTGGAAAACTTATAATCGTAAACCAGTTGAAAATTTAGATCTTTGGAAGAAAGTTGTAGAATACAAAGAACTTTTTCAAGATAAAATAATAGTTGAATGGATAAAAGGTCATCAAATAGAAGAGACTGAATTATCCAAATATAATGACTTGGCTGATAAATTAGCTAATGATGCTTGTCAACAAGATAAACGTAGCATACTTGATAACTATGAGTGAGTTATTAAATAAACACCTATATACAGATAAAAATATCCATTATATTAAGGGTAGCCGTATCTTTGAATACGACATAAAAGATGCAGGGTTTTCTATTATTAAAAATAAAGAACTCTTACCTAGTTCCGTAATTAAGAGTTTAGGTAAACTAAAAAAGGAACAGAAGAATATTGAAATCGGGAAATTAATGAAATATACTCCTGATCTTTCTACTATGATGATGAATGAATTTATAAAAATAAGACAAGAATTCGGACATCAGAACTCTATAATAAGTTCTGACATATTGGCAATTAAGAAAGATGCCATATTCACTATAAATAAACTTTGTAAAAATTTATTTATTAATAACTATGAATTCACCTTAAGAAATCGTTATTCATCATTCTTAAATTTAGGTGGTCTAGAATTTTATTACAATTACAATAAACTAGACGTTAAGGGTATCAATATCGAAAAGCAAAACCTTCACAGGAAATATATGTTTACCTTTATTAATGATCTATTAAGGTTATGTGAAGAAACTGAAAATCAAGATAAGATATTTACATATTTGAAGAATTTCAGAACTAAATATCTTACCAGAAATCTGGATTACAGGTTCTATAGGGAATTGAATCAAGATTCAATGTTCTTATATAAACGTAGTAACCCTCTTAGAGTGTATCTAGAAGAAATTCCTCTTTCTATGGTAAAGGAATTAGATATACTATATAATTATAAAAATATATTTATTGAGTTAATAAATTATATTTTATAGGAGAAACTTGTATGGACGAGTCTAAAATTGTTAAATTGAGTATAATCTTTCTTATACTATTTATTATCTTGGTAATAATTAGTGGAATATCAGCCTTATTTGAAAGTAAAATATCTTCCTTAGGTAGTTTACAAGAAAGCATTAGAGCTGATATCCTTAATTATAAAAATGATGTCGATCAAACTAATTTAATAAATGCTTTGAAAGAGCAACTCAATAATGCAATTAGTCGTGAATTTCATGTAGTGGATGCAACTGTCTACCAATTAGTTCCTGAGCAATGTGATGATTCCCCAGATGTTTTAGCTTGCAATGAACGAGTTAAAATTGAACTAGCTGGAAAATATCGCTACTTAGCTATCTCACAAGATATGCACAAAAGAAATGGTGGACATTATGAGTTTGGAGACCTTGTAGAAATACGAGGTTGTATAAACGAACAGTATAATGGGATCTGGATTGTGAAAGATCTAATGAACAAGAAATGGAAACAACGTATAGATTTTATGGTTGATCTAGACGCTCTACCTATAAAGGAAACTAACGTACTAATAGCAAATCTCGGCATAAAACATATAAAATAAAGTCTAACGCCCCTTTAAGATATTATTCTTAAAGGGGTTATTTTTTTTTGTTGGTTCTTCTATACTGGCAATGGTATTCAGCTAACATTTAATTAATGGAGGTAATCAAATGCCTATATGCGAAAAAAAGAACTGCTATAATCATATAATAGCTGTTTTAATCTTAATATTTTGTAGTGTAGTATTATTTAAATTTAAAACTGAAACTGTTAAAATATATCTTAAAATATTTACTATGCTACCATATCTGATAAATGCAGGTATTTTAATTTATTTTATTAAAACGTTAGTCTTATATTTTAAAGCTAGAGCTAAATTAATTTTTAAATTAATCATTATATTTAATATACTTTACTCAGTATCTTATCTACTTATACCAATCTTTATGAGTGAACTATGTTATGTATTAAATAATAACACAGAAGATATTTTACAACTTATTATATTAACAATGAAAGAAAGTACCATTGTTATGTTAAATTATGGGTGTTTACGTCTTATAAATAAATATTTATTTGGTGGTAAATAGTATGAATGACCTTATTCAATCGATTAAACTAAGTATAGAGGTTTATGAAAAATTTGGAATAACTGCTCTAATAGTAATATCCTCAGTACTATTTTTTTGGCTAACCCATCGTTATATTTTTAGAGTTTTTCGTAATATTTTAAAATATTTCAAGCGAAAAAATCAAACTTGTGGATCTATCAACCTTCAACAAGATCACTCAGCTGTCTTATCTAAAACAGTAGATGACTTCAAAATACAGTTGAACTTTATAAAACGAAACTATATTGAAAACGTAGCTATTTTTAATAATACAACAGGAGAGTTTAAAAAGGGGAAAACCTTACTATTTAAAGACCTAGTAAAGGTAGAAATAAAAAATACCATAGCTTTTTTAGAAGGTTTAAAAAAAGAAACTACCCCTAATGGATATGATTTATATAATATAGTTATAAATCATCTAACTACCATGATGAAAAATAATCAGAATGATTGGGAAGACTTGGGTATACCTAAAGCTATAATAGGTCGTTACCTAAATAACTGTTCACTTAATCCTGATTCTCTATTGAAGGAAATAGAATTAATTTGTATGTCTCCAGATTTTATTAGCAATAAACAACGTATATCTGCTATTTTATTTTTAGTAGTTCTCTCTGTTAGAATTTCTCTTGAGTATAAAAAGCAGTTATTCGCTAATTTAAATGGACAACTTAAAGACTATACATATAAAGAAGAAACCTTATAACAACTATCAACAGGAGGCACATTTATGAGGAAAGTGGTATTATCTCGTAATCTTTCAAAGAATTTTACTTTAGCTGAGTTTACTAAAACTAGTCATACAGACTTACAAGCACAAAATATACCTACAGGGGAACAAGTCTTTGCAATGGAAGAATTGTGTAGACTTATCTTACAACCTTATAGGGATTTTATAAAGCTTCCTATTATCATTAGTTCGGGATTTAGAAACCCAACTTTAAATGCTAGAGTTGGAGGTGTTCCTAATTCTGATCATGTAAATGGAACAGCTGTAGATATGTATATTAGTAGTTTACCTATTAAAGCTCTAGCTAAATCTATGTATGATTTTATTAAGAATAATAACATTAATGTAACACAATTTATTTTTGAACCAGGTTGGATTCATGTTTCCTATGATCCAAAAAAAATTAAAAATGAATTTCTCTTTGCATACCGTGATGCAGTTACTAATAAAATGAAATATCGTTTATTAGTACAGAGTGATATGAATTAAAAAAAAATATCCCTATACCAGTATATGGTATAGGGAATTCTTTTAAAATAATGTTTTATACGTCATTGAATAAATATATTTTAAGATTTCGTCATCTAAAGCTTCTTCATTCTTAAAATATTTTAGAAATCTATATCGAACTTTATCCGACATTACATTTCTTACTCTAAAATAAAGATCCTTAGAGATCTCATTTAGGTCTTTTTCTTCATATGAACGATTTTTAGCAACTTCTAAGATATAATTGTATTTAAAGAAGGGCTCTATGATGTAATCAATATAGGTATGAAACATATCGATGTCCCTTTTAAAATCTAAATCCTCACCAGCTAGGGTTAGTTGCTGTTGAAAAAATACGTTCATAGTTTCTAATTCTTTAAGTTTTTTTCTTTGTTTAAAATACAAGTAACCTAAGCTTAGGCTAGATAAAAACAAAAAGTTACATAGTAAAATTACTAAGAATATCATTCTTCTTCCTCCTCTGTTTCATTATATAATGCTTTATAATCTATTATAGTAATTAGTACCAACATACCAATATCTATATACTCAGTTCTAATTGGTAGAACGGTGTAAATAAATATTATAATTGTAGACACAAGATACGTTAATATACCGATTAAAATCAAAGCAGAAAATACTACATCTAGTTTAAGCCAAGAACATATCTTAAATGTAAGTGAAAAAGTAACAAGTCCAATAAAATTTATTAATACCATAGAATACGAGAAATAATTAGTACCTAATTCAATTCTCTCTAGTAAATTTATTATAACTATTAAAATTATAACTAACTTAGCAACAGTTAAACTCGGTGTATTACGCTTCATCAATAACCTCATTTTTATTTAAATTTTTTATTTTTAAAATTGTGTTAATATCGTTTTCTCCAGTGAATAGGTTTTTATATTTGAGTTTAGAATAATCTCCTAAGAATAAGCAGTACTCATCAAAGAATGTTTCAATATCACCTAAAATTTGTGTACGTTTTATTTCTAACTCACCCGAATGAGCTAATTCATGTAAAGTAGTAGTCAATGGAATCAACCCAATTTTACCTTCATAGTGTAATTTCATTACCTCATCTGCTATCATAAATTCATTATCCGAAATATCACTTCCCTCATGTCTAAGCTTTAAGATTACAGCCCAAACTATATCAAATAAGGTAAAAGGTTCATGGTGGAATTCTAAACGAACTTTAGTTTCTTTATCTGATACATCTATATTTCCAAAGAAAGCATCTTTAGAAAGTTCTACATCTTTATTATATTTCAAAAAACGTATTAAAGATTTATATTCAGGACTTAATCTTATTAGGCGTTCAACATTCTTTATTATAAATTTATCTTCTTTAGTTATTTGCACCTCCATAATGTTCCTCCTTAAAAAAAATATTTAAATTTATGTTTAGTAATAATAAAGGTTTAAATAGTAGAAGAAATGAGCAGTGCTTTTAAATATAAATGAAACGGACCGAGGCGTAACGATGGAATGTCGAAATAACTTGAAGTAATAGGAGGGACATTCCTTGTATACGCTCTGGTCCTTTCATTTAATGATAATTACTGTGGTAACTATTTACACATATGTATCATATGTATACATCCACTGCTCATTTTTTTTTTTGTTCTAAAATATATTTTAAAATAGTCGAAAAACATGTCCCTATGGTCGCTCAAATCAATTAATCCTACACATTTAAGGTGTCTTTGATTTGGCGTCATAGGGGACTGTTTTGAGACTCTTTTAATGAATCCCGTCTCATTGAGAAGAGATAAACACATGTATCATGTGTTATATATTTTATTTTAGATTTTTCTTAGAATGCTTTTAAACGTGACTCGGAAGTGTAAGCGGGTAAGAACGGGGGTAAGAAGTATCTCAACCCATCCACGGAGCTGGTACCCCGTTCTGACCGCTGTAACATCTGATTCATGTAAAATTCCGTGAAGGTTCTCTAATACATATGCAGCATATGTAAGTTGGTCCATTCTAAATTTTTTTTTTGTGTCTAAAATATATTTTAAAGAAGTCGTAGAAACGCCCTCTCCTCTTTGCAAAGTCTGAGTTTGAGATACGCTGTTGAGACTTGCAAAATGGAGAGGTTCAAGTTTCAAGCGTCTTTCTTAAACTCCGTTAAGTAGAGATAAACATATGTATCATATGTTATATGGTTTATTTTAGATCACTTCGAAAATATAATATGATTTTATATTTCGAATCAAAAAAGAGACCTAATAGTATTATACTATTAGGTCCTGATATATTATCTAGAGAGTTTCTTTAAAATCCTAAGTTGAGTAGGATAGGGTAAATCATCTATAGTTTTAATTTTATCTCGATCATAACGAGATAAAGAACTTTCAACCAAATCCATATACTTATGGTCATTAGTCTTTAAACGTCTATTATGTCTTCTAAGTAAAGCTTCGAGTTTATGAATTTCAAAGATATCAAGATCTGGTATAGTAGCTTCATTCATTTCTTGAGCTCGATCTAATTCTTTTTCAACACCCTTACTTTCACTCTTTCCTTCAGCTTCTGCTTTCAATTTGTCATATTTCTTTAAAGCTTCTTCTCGATCTTCTTCATTATCCCAAGTCTTTTTAAAATGTTTAAAGAAAGCTACTTTTTCATCTTGATTCAAGTCTTTTAAACTAACTGTTTGAAAATCATTTAAACAAGCTTTAAATACCTTTCTATAAGCTGTGTCAGGATCTTCAAAATTAAATCCTGTTGATCCAGCTGTTCCCTCAAATAATCCACGTGGAGCTTTAACTCCATTAACTAGAGTTTCTAAAACAGACTCTATATATGATTCATATGAGCCTAAAATTTCTGTAACTGGTTTTCTACGCATCTATCAGTATCTCCTTATATATAAAATTTATGTAAAATATATTCTTCTTCTGTTTGGATCTTTAAAATATTGACTACGCCAATACTCTAAGAGATCGTTTCTACGGTCTTCCATACCTTGTACAGTTTCCATATCAAATTCTAAACTACCAAAGACTGTTGATACAGATGGGAAATTTTTCCTAATTCCATATAAAAATCTTTTAACATCAATTAAAGCTAATTTTAAAAACTCATCAGAATACGTAGTATTGATTGTAAAGAAATTTTTATCGTGCATTAGTAATAAGTCTACTACCATACTCCTATAATAAAGGTTCTTTGGTTTTAATTCCATTACATTAGGGGGATGAAATTTAACTGTAGTTGGTAAAGTAAATGCAGATAAAAAATCTGCTTGAGCTTGTCTAGTATATATATCAGTATTATAAGCTAGGTAACTATCCCTAGATACCATATAGCTATCTGGGATAATTTCCTTAATACCGATTAACTTGTCTGATCTAACAATTTTTTCAGGTATTCTAAACCAACCCATTTTATTATCCCCATACTTATAATCAGGATCATCGACCTTAAAACTTATTCTTAAAGGTCTAGGAAAGAATTTAGAGAAGGTTGGTAAACTCTCAGTACGGATAATTTCTAACATAGTCTCACCTGCAATTTCTAAAGCTGTATGAGTGATACCAAGATCTATACCTAATTTTTTAATTAATAAAGTTGGATTTAAATACATCGATGTTACCCATTATAAATCTATATGTTTAGATAAAGATTTTAAGAAATCTTGTTTATTCTTAACTTGTGTCTCAACATCAATTTTGTATGTTGTATGGGTATCATAGTCTTTAAATAATAAAGAGTTTTCAAATAAGTTATAAGTTATACTTGTAGCTTTTTCATTTAATCTAGAAAATAATCCACTCTCCATAAATTTATCAACATTAGATGAGTCTCTAGCAAAATAGTCTAGTAACGCATTCTCTGTAACTGGCATCAAAGAAAAATTCTTTTCTTTATAAGCTTTAACAAAGTTAAGAGATTCATTGACCTCTTTAATGTATGCTGTCTTATGTGAGGGAAATAGTACACAATCATAGGTTAGAATTCTTAGAGGCTTTGTAACCTTAACTTTCCCACCTGGCATTTGTACTACATTACCTACACCTCTCATAGAAAATGCTGGTTTAACGTTCTGATATAAGATAGATTCCATTAAAGCTTTACCAGGTTCATACATAGATGTCATAATTTCACCTTCAATATGTTTACCTGGAACATGATGATATTTCTTAATTAGATGACTAGCATTAGTACGCACTATAGTCATTTGTCTAGCTAAATCCTCAGTTAAAGGGTGGCCGTCCTCTCCATACCAAGAGTTTTTATTAATTAACTCTGTTATGATTTCACCCCTTAAACCATCTAAAATTGCTTCTTCTTCATACAAACGTGAATTCCTGTTCCATTGGAAATCCTGTAAATATGTATCAAATACTACAAATTTATCTGTTGATTTAGATTTATTTACATTTACACTCATATGTGGTGTAGTTTCTTCATTTAATACATATCCAATAATTTTATCCTTCATAACACACACTCCAATAAAGATTTTTGTTTATTAAATATTTGTTATACTATGAAACATTTTTATAATATAAAATACTATAAAGGAGCCTCAAATAAATGTTAGTTAAAAGAAGATTAAGACGTTTAAATGAAGATGATCGAGCAAAACGAAGACCTCCTCAAAGAACTTCTGGTGAAGATATGCCACCTAATACTACTGATCAAGAAGATTTCACAGCTGATAATCAAGATATGTCAGCTCAACAACCTAGAGCTGGATATGATCCTGCTGCAGAATTCGATCAACAACAAGCCCCCCAACAAAATCAACAACCACAACAACCTGCTCCAGAAGGTGGTGGTGCCTTTGATCCTGCTGCAGATTTTGATCAACAACAAGCTGGGGATCAAGCTGCTTTAGGTGGAGAAGGTGAAGTTGGAGGTATCCCTGATGTAGAAGGTGATACTTCTATGGAAGGCGATGCTGGTATGGGTGGTGATGCAGGTATGGGTGGTGATGCAGGTATGACACAAGCTCAACCTGAATCAGGAGTCATGGATAAATTTGGAATACAAGCTAAACACTCTGATAAAGAAAATGTTAAACAAAAGAAAAATTCTAAATTTATAATGTTTGAGAGAATTAGTGAATTATTAGAATTATATAGGACCATTGAATCTAATATAGAGGAAAGTAAAAATTCTTCTAATTTAGATATACATGGTATAAAAACTCTAGATGCCCTATCAGAACGTGTAAAATTTATAATTGATAGGATAACATATATAATAAATGTAAAATATAAGTCATTAGAACCTGAAGAAATTAAGAAGATTTATAAAGAATTGTCCGACTACTTTACAATCATTACTGAAATTTTTGTAAAAACATTCAAACCAACAACTGACAAATAAACACATTAATAAATTTTAGTATAAAATCAAAACTAATAAACAATAGGAGTGTAAATATTATGATGACAATTATTAGTCCTAAACAGACTTTTAAACAAGATACTGCAGGAGTCTTGATCTCTGAAGCAGCTCAGACCTTTAAAGATAGAGAAGGTGTTGGGTTCTTAGGTGAAAACATTAAAGCTATATTCACTAATCCAGCTCTTTTCGAAACTTATGTTGATAGTTTATCAGAAGGTATGGAAGCTGACCTTGCTATAGCATTTACAACATTAATGGAAAACTATAGACAAAATGTTATTAATGAGACAGCTCTAACCACAATTACAAATATTGCTGCCCTTCAAGGACCAATGTTAAGAAAATTCTTACCAAAGATTTGTATTAAAGATACTTTACCTACAGAAGTGACAACTATTCCTACTTTCTGGATAACTCACTTAGTACCTTACATGATTGACTTAGATGGCAATCGTCATGAACTTCCACAATCAATGAGACAAAAGTTTGCTGATGATGGAACTGTTCCATTTGGTTTAAAACCACTTTATCGTGATTGGATACCAATGTCGGCTGCTAAAAATTTAAATCTTTTTACTACTACCACATACGGCTCTGGTGCAGCACATAAGAAAGATGGTATTGATCGTAAATTCTCAATCACACAAGTAACTATGAATCTTGGTAACGGTACAAGTGGTACTAATGTAGAAGTTAATACTGACATTTATCGTGACCTTAACAATAACTTCTATGGTGTAGTAACTTATACTAACCCTGTAGCTATTGCTGCTGATGCTGATAATGGAATTACAGCTGTAGATGCTAACACAACCTTCACAGATACCATTATGGGTCATATTGATCTTAGAACTGGTGACTTAATGGTTACTAACATTAATGGTACAGCTGCTAATGAAAATGCTGCTGTAACAAAAATTAAAATCACAGGTTACATTAGTTCAGAAATGAATAATTATGCTGAAAGCATTCAATTTGATATTAAGAAACGTGAAATTGTAGTTGGAACAGGTGGTCACGTTACCATTCCTCTACCAATTGAATATATCCAAGACCTCTTGGCTACATTTAATATCGATGGTGCTTTGAAGCTTGTTGACCTTGGCTCAACTGTATTCGCACAAAAAACAGACTTAGAAGCTTGGAGATTCTTAAAAGAATCATTTATTAAAAATAATCTTGGTAGCATTGGATTTTCTGGTGGAGCAGGTTATTATAGAGAATTTGACGTATATCCAGCTAAAGAATTTACAGGTCGTCCAAAAGATTGGAGAGAGGAACTCAAGACTGTAATAGAACACTTGATAGTATCTATTCGTAATGATTCTTGTTATCCTGGTGGAAAATTTGTATTGCTTGGCAGTCCTATCGATATGATGATTCTTAATAATGTTAACTGGGTATTTAATGGTATGACAGGTGATGAAAGATCAGGTGTTTCAGTTGATTATTCAATAGGAACTTATCAAACATCAGCTGGTATCATTGATGTAGTACAAACTGAAAATATCCCACAAGGTGAACTCAAAGTATTCTTCTATCCTTCAATGCCAGATCAATACACATACAAGTATTATCCATACTCATTCCATGTTGAAAACAACACTGGTTATAGAGATCCTAATAATCCTAACGTACCAGCAATCATGATGACAAAACGTCATACCTTTGCAGAGTTTACTCCATTGCAAGGTGTTATTAGAATTCTTAACAACACAGGTCAAATCAGACCACATTACACATATGTTGATGGTAGCGATACTTACGCTGACTTAAATAAATTAAATTCATAACTAAATAACTTAAAATATATGCAGAAGAGAGCTCATGCTTTCTTCTGCTTTTAAAAAAGAAAGAATTGGAGACTAACATATGATAGTAATAACTGAAAGTAGGGCGAATATTACCCCAATTTTAGTAGAGCGAATTACTGAAATCTTTCAAAGATTTATAGATTATTTCGAAGCTAGAAAACGACCAATAAATAATAAAAAAGATTTAAAAGTACTTAGTAATAAAAATTCAACCCCTAGTAAGATCTTATGGGAACTCGGTAAAATTCAAAAAGAGCAATTATTATATGAAGGTTTTGACCTCTTAACTGGAATAAATACTGATGAATCTTCAGGTATAGATTATGCCCATATAGTTTATGGTATTAAAGATAGAGATTCGAAAGAAGCTGATAGATTTCTAAATAAGTTAATATTGGAGATACAAAGTGCTAGAGATATTAGTGATATGAAACCTTTAACTGCTAAAGAATTGAAGTTATTTACTGGTCATCTCTTTATTAATTTATTCTTAATTAGAAATGAAGTTGTGTCATTCACTGCTAAAGAACTAACAGCAATTTATTTACACGAGTTAGGACATGTATACTATCTAAAAAAAAATATATATAGATTATCAGAATCTTTACATGGTAAATTAAACAATTTTGCAGGTACATTAAGAAAGATTTTAACAGCGAATGGGAATGATGTCGTTATGGCTTTAAATTCAATATTAATTGCCACATATGATTTAATAACTTTACCAGTTATACTAAATCATAAAAAATACTCATACATCGAAGGTGAATATCTCGCTGACCTCTTACCTTCAGAAATGAGCCTTCGTCAAGATTTACAGTCAGCCTTGAATAAATTAAACTATATAGAGCGAACTTTATTTGGTGGTAAAACATGGATTGGTAAGATAACTAACTTAATTACAAATAAAGACCACCTTATTAAACAGCGAAATAGAATGATGATGAAACATAATGGGGATGCTAGAAAGTTCACGAGATATTTGTAATTTAAAACAAAAAAAATCTTAAAAATATAATTAATAAAAAATTTGGAGCCTTTTATGAGTACCCCCATTATCCTACCTGATGGATCTTATTTTCATACTAATACAAAAAATAAATCATTTATTAAAATGTATCGATATTTAGTAGATAAAGGAATTAAAAATAATAAATTTTTTTTAAAGGTATACGATAAAGATTTATTAAATATTGACCCATTGAAGATCACCCCAGAAAATGATCTTTTATTGTATACTAAGATTATTTATGAATGTACTATAAATCCCTGGTACTATTATCGAGAGATATACATGATACCAGAAACTGGTGGGGCCATTAACTTTCAATTAGACCGAGGATCTTTAGCTTTCCTTTATTTATCACATAAGAATAAGAAGACAGTAGCTGAACAACCTAGACAAACTGGTAAGACTTGGCGAGCTGTAGCGTTCATTGACCATACTTTTAACTTTACATCATCTAATACAGAGTTCTTATTTATGAATAAATCTAATAGTGATACTAAAAAAAATATTGAAAGATTTGTAACTGGAGAGCGGGAGCGACCTCCACAATATAGGTTTAGAACACATCGGGACGTCGATAATAAAGAGAAAATAGGTATGGCTGCTAAGAATAATATCATAAAAATGGTACCATGTCCTATAAGTGCTGATATGGCTGATAAAGCAGGTCGTGGACTTACTAGCCCTATAGTATGGTTTGACGAGTTTTCCTTTATCAAATACATACCTACAATCTTTGGATCAGCTGCCCCTGTGCTATCAAGAGCATCGGTAGCAGCTCAACGTAATAAAGTCCCATATACAATTATAGCAACATTTACCCCAAACTTCCTAGATTCAGAAGAAGGTAAGTTTGCTTTTGATCTTATGAAAAATGCAGCTAGATTTACTGAAGATATGTATGATTTAAGTGATGAGGAATTAGATGAATATGTAGTTGAAAACTCTACCAATGACTTCGTGTATCTTAAATTTACTTGGCGTGAGTTAGGTTATGATGAAGATTGGTATAAACAACAATGTCGTGATCTTTTAGGTAAACAAATTAGAATTAAACGTGAAATTGATCTAGAATGGACATTTGCATCTAATACTTCCCCATTCTCTGAAGAAGAGTTATCCGCAGTAAATGCTTATATAAAGGAACCTATCTTTGTTAAAAGATTAGGCCACTACATGTTTAACGTTTATCAACCGATTGATATTCGAAAAGCATATGTGATAGCAGCTGATACCTCTGGGGGTTTATTACAGGATAGTTCATCTATAGTCATTATTGACCCTGATAATAAAGCCCCCGCTGCTATCTTTAATTCTAATAAGATTAGTATACCATTATTCCGTAATCTCATCTATGAGGTTTTAAAGAAGTGGTTAATAACTGGGTTTGCTGTTATAGAGCGTAATAGCTTCGGGCTAGCTATTGTACAAGAGTTCTTAACTAACCCTGATTATGTTGATATACGTGGAAGACTCTTTTATACTGTCAGAGAAGAAAGCACCCGAGCTAGATCTAGTGATAGATTACCTGATGAAAGTAAGAGTAGATTAAGTAGTAAACGTAGTCGTAGCCGTGTATATGGTATTGATACTACAGTTAGTACACGACCCCTCTTATTTGAATTATTATTCCAAGTCATACGAGAATCTCCAGCTGAGATTTTATCTAATGAGTTATTTGAGCAAATTAAAACTCTTGAAGTTAAGACTAATGGAAAGATCGAGCATAGACAAGGATTTCATGACGATATAGTATTAGCATATCTTATAGGACGCTATGCTATGACATTAAAAACATATAACATCTTTAGAGCCCGACGTCTAGATGCAGGTAAAGAAGGTTCAGGAACTGTATATACTAAATTTATGGCTTATCAAAATAATCTTGAACAACTCACACCAATGACGAGAGAATTCATAAGAAATGAAGAAGAAAGAAATAAAAATAAATACTTGTTTGAAAACCCAGACAGTCAAGGAAGTTTTCTTGATATGGTATTGGGAATGAATAGAAAGGAGGAAACTTGACACAAGTAACAGAATTAGATAAGTTACTAGATCAATTTAACAGTGAACGTATAAACGAAGAAGATACTACATTCTTAGTAATGGCTGATAAATTAGTTTTAACAGCTATTGAAGAACAAATTAAGAAACGTGACTGTCACTCAAAAGATAAAATTGATTATATAGCTGATCTAAATAAGAAATTTAAATTTATGAAAAATGATTTTGAAGAAAATGATCCACAGTATAGAGTATTAATAAATAAAGAGTACTCTCTTTACTATACAATACTTACTGAATATTTCCCCAAGCTAGGTATAATTTATAATGAACGTTCAGATAAAGATTCTATTGATATTGAAGATCTTTATATCCTTGTACACAATATTTATCAATTCTTTATATTAGATTATGGAAAGAATTTAGTAAAGTTTTTTAAGAACTATATAACTTCTAATAAAGCTAGTATTGTAGATCGTAGTCTGAAGAATAATGAACTTAATAAAAGAGACTTAGATTACATACTAGGACGTAGAAAGTTCATCGATAGAAATCTTTTAATAATTTCGTATTTCTTGAGTGGTATAATCAAGGAAATTCGAGAAGAAATGAACTACCGAAATCATGACATTATTACTTATATAACACATGATGACCCTGATGAAATTCTTAATGAGTTCATTAAAACTATATTCAAAGATTCTATGTTTCAAAAAGTTCTATTAACTACAGAATTCGATGAATTATTCTTTGAACCTATTGATAAACATGAGATACATTCAGACTTAATTAGCTATATAAATAGCTACCTATTAAATTTATAAGAAAGGACCCTTTTTGGTATGAGTTACAAAAAACAAAGTAAACGACATGCAAAGCAAGTCAAAAGACGGAAAGAAAAAAGTAAAGAGATAGCAAAGAATCGACAACTTAATAAGAGTAAATTCACCCAATCTCCAGAATACTTAAAGAAAGAACTAGAACGTTATGAGAGAATGGAAGCTACCTTCCAAGAGCGTATGAAGCAAAAATTCTCAGATTTCACTATAGAGAATATTGATGACCAAATTGAATTTATTACTGATATGGTACTTCCTGATCTTCCTCCAGAACTTGAGCACACAAGAATAAATTATCTTACAACTCTCAATCAACTACAAATGATTAAAAATAAAGATCTGAACTGGTTGAAAGAATTTAATGATTATGTGGATACTAATGTTGCAGAGGAAGAACGAGATCGTCCTATGGAAGAAATTAAAGAAGAAGTTTTAAAACGTCTAGAGGATAGTAAACGTCCTTTCCAACATCCAGAACAACTCTTTACAAACTTACAAGCTAAGTTTGCGGATGATGACTTTTCAGACTTCATTAGAGATTACTACAGGTTTATATATTTTAATATCTTAGATGTTATTGCTATAGTAGTTTCTAACGTCAATAGAATGATAGTTAGTAAAGATGACGCCTTTATAGAAAGCATACGCCGTTATAAGAAACCTGAAGGTTATATATTACCTGTACCAAGAGAACTTGAAGATATTGAAGAAGAGGAACCATTAACCGAAGCGCAATTGCTGCAAATTATTAATGAGCAAAATACTAGTCAACCAGAGATCCCACAAGATCTTCCAAGTAAACATATAGTAACAGATTTAAAATAATAACATATATGGGTAAACGAATTTTATCGTTTACCCAACATAATAATAAAGGAGATATATTATGGCTAATAACAATTTTTTTAAAAGATCTAATAAAGAATTACTAGTAAACTGTACTGAGTTAAAAGTGTATATACCCAATTCATATTTTATTAATGAAATTGCAGAGCTTGTTGGTAGTAAAGTTGACACTATAGGTATTTTTTATTTTTCTATACATGGTACTGAGAATGAAGATATTTCAAAGGGAGTTTTACATTATTTGAAACTACCATCAGTAATTACACTGGCTCCTAAATTTATGACTAAGCAAAGATTAAAGATCAAAGATAACCCAGAAGAAATTTATAGTGTATTGCATTTTAGTATGGGAGATGTCTTTTTAGAGTCTGTAGAGATTATACAATCTACACTAAACACTATAAGTTTTATTAATCTCTTACATAGTGGTAAATTACCTACTTCTATCAAATATCATGAGATTATCGAATTATATCGAGAGAACTTAACCCTTAATGATGTTAATTTAAAAGTTCCATCTTTAGTATTAGAGGCTATTATTTCAGAATTATGTCGTAGTAAAACTAATCAAAATCTACCTCATCGTCGAGATTTAGAGAGAGACTTTGAATTCTATCCAATTAAGATGCTCCCACATCTTAACTCAACATTTGCTTCTTTAAGCTTTGAGGATCCTAAAAAAGGATTGACTTTATCTATAAAACGTAAAAGAGATGGTCGTGAACAGAATATTTCTCCAGTCGAGAAAGTCATAAAATATTAATAAGACTCATCTAACATTTAATTAATAGCTTAAAGAAAAATTATATATGGAGGCATAGATGGCGTTTAAACCAAAAATAACTGTTAAAGTGACCGATAACAGTGTAGTAGAACCTGAAATAGCTTCAGTAAACGGCTTGTTTTTCTTTACACCAATTATATCTGATAAGGGTAAAGAAAATGTTATACAAACGATAACATCTGAGGCACAATTTATCAAAGAATATGGTACATTGAATTTTAAAAAACACAAACAATATGGCTACAATGCTCTGAACGTTGTTAAAAACGGTGGTGTAGCTCAAGTATTACGTGTACTTCCCTCTAGAGCAAATGAGTATGAAGTACAAGAATTGGATGATTTTGGAATTTTTAGACTTAAGAATGATGAAGGATTTCAACTAGTAGCTTCTGAGTTAGTTGTACCTGAAGATGCTAAAATTCAACTTAAATTTACAGTTGAATCCGCAGTGATTAATATTAAATTACAACATATTGGAAATGGAAAATATGTAGAACTTAAAACAGGAGATTTTAAAGATACCTATATTGACGGTATTAAAAAGGGTAATATCACTACTCCTGGTAATGCTGTAGATGAACCTACAATTCTTACTTCTAATGACCTTACACTTTATTTGAAAGTTTTAGATTCTGCAAAGTTAGCTAATATTTTCTTAGATGTGAGAACAAAGATTAATGATGGTAAAGTAGAATATAAACCAGTTTGGGTATCTCATCCAGATCTTGAAAGTCAAAAAGATTTCGAAAAAGCTTTACTATCTGGAACAGGATTTGAAACCGAAGCAGGTTGGACATCACATATTCTAATGGGCTTTAGTGCTTTTGGACGTGGTAATGATGAAAATAAAATAGGTATCGAATTTTCTGGTCCTATTCCTAGTTATTATTCTAAATATAGTGATTTTATACTGTACAATTTAAAATTCTATAGAACTATGGGTCTAGAAAAAATTTACTTTAATGACGAATATACAGTATCATTACACCCTGATTCTAAAGATGATAATAATAATTCTTTATTTATAGAAGATATACTTAGAGATTATTGTAACTTTATTAAATTCGGATACAATGAAGATATTCTTACTAACTTAGTCAATGATATTAATGCTGGTTTAGGTGATAAGAAAGTCAGTATAGAAGACTTAGAAATCTTAACTTTACAAGCAACAACAAGAGCTGGTCATGCTAATTATGAATCTGTATTAGAAGATGGCACATTAGTTCCACATGTAGCTAATAGTTTAAATGCTAACTTGAAAAATGGAAACAATGGTTCATTAGCAACTATAACTGGTGCAGCTTACGATAAGTTGGTAGAAGATTTGATGCAAGATGTATTTGAAGGTAAAATTACTACTGATATTTATGATGCAAAACGTTACCCAATTGATATCATTTTAGATGCTAATGCTTCTCTTCCAGTAAAAGAAAAAATGCAAGAGTTCATTTTATTCCCAACTAGAAGTGAAACTATATTAGCCCTTGATACAGGTCTAGATAATTCTGATAGTTATATGGAAGCTAGAAATTTTGTCAACAATAATTTCGCTAGCTTTAAAGATAAGAGCAGCTTCAATACCTGGTTCTTTACTCATTATAATGAAATCAAAGACCAATTTACAGGTAAAATGATAAAGGTTACAGCTCCTTATCACTTGGCAGAAGTTTTAAATAAAAACTATCATGCTGGTGCTTTGCAAAGATCAATTGCAAGAGTTGGTGTAAATACTATTACTAATGAACTTGTCTTCCCAGATACATTATCTTTCTTAGCTAACCAGACTTCTGGTGGAACTTTAAATGATGATAGAATAAACTACATGATTGAAGATTTAGATGGTTTAAGATTTGCTTCACAATTAACTTCACAAACTAGAGACTCAGCTTTATCTGAGATTCCAAACGTTATTGTTCTTAACAGATTCATTAAGGATTGTAGACGAGTAGCAGAATTTGCACAATTTGATAATAGTCCTACTAGTGTAGCTGATTTAAATGTTAACTTAAATAGATTAGCTAATGATCGTTATACAAGTTTAGGTATCATTGAAAGAGCTGAATTAACTACTTTCCAATCAGACTACGACAGAATGCACCGTCGTGTTAAGGTTATAGGTTCCCTAAAATTCTTTGATTTCATTTATGAAATTAACTTTGAATTTGTGGTGAATGCTTAAAATAAATATTGCGAAGTTAGTGTTTTTACTAACTTCGTTTTTCGAAATATAAGGAGAATTTTTTATGATTAAATTAAGTTTACATAATAGAACTGATACAATGGCTAAGCTAGCTAGTGAAAAAGGATTTGCCTTGCTCTCTCCAGAACGTGGTGAAATCGTTAATGACCCATATATAACAGGATATTCATTCTTGAAAATTACTAGAATCGGTGCTGGTATTAAAGATATTATAACATCAGACTTTGGGTATCTTTTAGAAAGTACATTTAAAGAATTTCAAGGTATCAACGATCTAGATTTAAATACACTTAGTATCACTGGTGGATTTACTGATAATGAACATCACTATCCATCAGAAATGAACATGGGCACTTATGAAATAACTTTAAAATTTCAAGAAAGAACAGGTAATGTTTATAGACGTCCCTTCCAGCAATGGATGACTGGAATTAGAAATCCAAAAACTGGCTTATATTCTCTTCCAGGAGATTATAATAAGTTAAATTATACTATGGATGTTATGTACATAGTCACTAATCCAAGTATAGGTTCTCAAGATTCAGGAACAAGAGAAAGATCTGTCGAAGCAGCATATTTCTATACTGGATTATTCCCTAAGAGATTACCTCTTAATCATCATAACTTTACTACAGGTGGACATGATTTTGTAGAGATAGATATCCCATTTGCAGCTGAACAACATATTGGTGTGCATGTTGATGAATTTGCTAGAAAACTTGTGAAAGAGACAAAAGAACATTCAATCTACTGGAGAATTCATAACACTAACTATCTTGGTGAGGGTTATATGAGCGAGGCAAAATTAAACATTAACCCATTTGAGGATGCTCCTCAAGACGATGTAGACAATGTAGACGATGTAGGAAGTAACTCTAACGACAGTAATTGGGGTTAAACTTAACAAAAAAATTTAATATATAGGCTAATACTTTTATAAGTATTAGCCTAAATTTTTATAATTGTTTTTCTAAATCTTCAATTTCATTCATTTGTTGACGTTCAAAGGTATTTGTACCTAGTTGTGATTTAGCTGCATCGAGGTCTTGAGGATTAGTGATACCAGTACTATCATCTGAATAATTTTTACCATCAGATGCTGTTGCTGTAAAATCTTCATTATCATCACCACCCATACCATAATCGTCACCACCGCCACCCATACCATAATCGTCACCACCGCCACCCATACCATAGTCATCTTCACCAGATCCGTAATCGCCTCCACCACTCATACTATTATCTTGATTATTGTCTAAAGTACGACCAGTTTTACTCATTAAGGTTGCTAACTTCTTAGTTTCATTTTCAGATTCAATTACTATCTTTTCTAAGTTTTCCCAATCTAAGGTAGGTAAGAAAGTTTTAAATATATTCTTTTTAGTAATTCTCATTAGTAGTTCATCATCTTTATCCATAACTAAGGTATCTGAAAAGAATTCCACTATATCACGAGCTGAAGCAATCTGTTCTAACATATTGGTAAAGTTAAGAGCTGAAGGAGAGGGAAACTTAATAAAGATTTTACTTAAATCAATTTCAAGCTCATAAGCTTTATTCTTTGGATCTTTTTCTTTCTTAAACTGTACAGGTATTATAAACTCGTTTTCATAAAGTTTTCTATATAAGCTAGTAAACGGGCGACTTAAGTTTTTTTGTTTAATTATAGTATTTCTTAAGAATTTTCCATTAACCATAGTTAGAGTTTTAGCAAATTCTACATCGTCAGTGTATCCGAGTTGTGGACCAGGCACAGTTAACCCTGTAATTAGCCCTCTTTTAAGGTAGTCAAGAAAATCGTTGTTAAGGTCTATATTTTGTCCATCAAAATTTTCTACTTCTACAGGTTTCTCACCCCCAAAGGTTGGTATCACTATATCTTGAAATAACCCTACATGTCGGATAACTTGTGTAACATCATCAGGGTTTTGTATACGTATATCTTTAGCTCGTATATCTTGCATAAAAGACATCACAGCTTCTTCTTGTTTCTTATCTATACCAGAAGTTTCAATATACCAAATACGTTTATCATAGGACCTAGTAATTTTAAACATCAAGGAAGCTGTCAATACAGAATAATAAACACTAGCTATAAAGAGAACCTTTTTAATAATGGAATCCCCATATTCATTCCTGTTAGAGTTTGGCATGAAGTGAAATACGGAATCTTCTGGAAAGAATATAACACGTATCTTATATCTGTAAATATCTTCCTGTCTTAATATATTATATATAATATCTTTAAATTGTGGGTTATCAGCTATGAACTTCTTATCAATCCGTTTAGCTAAATTGCGGGTAATATTATTATATATAAAATCTTGCTTTGATCTCATATACCCATCTTGAGACATTATTACAGGATCATAAAACATATTCATAGATGTCTTTTTTCCTGACATAGCGGATGTAAGATTACCAGTTTCTATGTTTTCTCTAAGATCGATATAATAATACCCAAAACATTTACCATCATAATAGAGTTTAATAGTGCGTTCACGGTCTAGGACTTTAATATATGAACCACTAATACTCTCAAATAAATTTACATCTGAATCTTTCTTTTTACTACGTATAGCGGTCAATCCATCTTTATATCGTTGGTCAGCTCCCTTAATAAACTTATCCCTATAGTCAGCTTTTAAAATTTTATTCACATCATCTATGATTTCTTTGTTATCTTCTAATAGACAACTTTGGTCACGGAACTCTATAAAGTTATTAAGGAAGTTTGTGAAATCTGTTTTCACTTTAGTTTCATCTAACTTTACTATTTTAGAAAATTCTTTAACTTCTTTATTATCCCATAACAGATCTGCTTCATTAAGTATAGTATTGAATTGATCTTGTATAGCTGTTTCCTTAACTAAAGAAGTTAAACGTTCAGCTAAGTTTATTACAGCTATAAACTCATCTCCATAGGTCAAAGCATTTTTAATGATCTCTGGAGCTAAATCTTCAATATCATATAAATCTGTGAGATCTTTTAAATTATTAATTATAGTTGCAGCGTTATCTTCATCTTCATAGAAATAACTTAAACTATTCTTAGTAAAATCATCAGGAGAAATAATGTTATCCGTCATGATACTAATAGCTTCAGAAATCTCTGGAATAGCATCATATAAGGTCTTATATTTTTGATAGTTCATTATACGTTCTTGTTCACTATATATAAGATTATTGATAACGTTCATGTTACTTTCGTCTTCTATGATTTTATTTACATTAATTACATTTTTTTCAGGTTTTTTTCTATTTTCACTTCGATTAGTAAGTTCTCTAGTTAAGGTAAGTATGTCGCCATTCTGATCACCCATAATCTCTTTTTTAACTGCTTGTAGTTTCTTATCTAGATATTCTTTATCTACAGTCACATCAACATCAAATTTCTTTTCTCTATCAAAGAGTAGATTGTCTAATTTATCTGTAGCTTTATCTAATCTAGTTTTATCTCTTGTATCCATGCCAGACTCCCTTTATATATTATTATTATTTATAAAAATGTTTTATCTAATAAAAAAAGAAAAAAAATTGTGCTAATCCTCGAACTGAGGATTAGCAACAATAGAAAGGAGGGAAAGAAAAAGTCTTAACTAATTAATGGACTTTATAAATTTAATTTTTTGTTCAACACAAAATCCCTCAAATTTATCTGTAAGAAATACAGAACAGATTTTTTCATTCTCTCTAACCATAGTAAATTCAATGTTATCACTTAAAAGATGCTTTCTACTATAGAATAGTTTCCTTCCTTCTAAATTAAATAATGCAACATCTTTCTTTAAGATGTTATCCTCTTCAAAATATTTTAGAGTTTGCCCTCTAGGTATATGTAAGTATTTTTCATTTATAGTATTCTTTACTATATCTATATTCTTTATTTCTCGATCTGAAAGTTTATATTCATAACCGAATTCATCAATTAAGATTATCTGATGATCTTGTATCCTAATGGATTTTAAAACTTTCTTAAGAGTCTTATTTAAGTCAAATATTCTGCGACTATTTACATAAAATGTATTCTCTAAGAAAATATCTACACTTTTATCAAGTAACTCATATTTTTCTAACTGCCGTTTAGTTGGGGTTTCCTTCTTTGGTATAAGATTCGAATCAATATAACCAAATAATTGTTTACCTATTGAAAGTATTCCATTGCTCAATAAATAGTCATCACCATCTTTGATCTTTATATCAAGGAACCAACGCTGATAATGTTTGATAACCTGATTTATATCATAAAGAAATTTAAAGAATTCTTTGACTAAAGCTTCATCTTCTATTATTATCATTACGTTTCTCGCTTTCTAATTCAGATATGATATCGTTTAAACTAGGTAGATTAAAAAACTCCTCATATAAGGAATTCTTATGGTCACTGATAAATTTAACTACAAAATCTTTACTCTTTAGGGGATCTTGATCCTCAGGATGTTCTTCACTGTCCCTATAAAAGATAATCTTTCCAAGCTGAGTAGCTGGATCTATATTGAAAGTCTTTATTATACTCGGGTATAGTGAAGCTAGATCTAAATCTATAACAAACTTAAAAAATTTACTACTCTTCATTGAAAAGCTCCTCTCCTATGTTTTCTATATTATTAGGGTCGCCTACATAAGCTCCTTCAAACCCAGCTCCGCCTCCATCCCCATATATATTAGGGTTATTAGCTAAGATCTTATTTTGCTCAGTAAGGAAACGTCTGAAATAATTCTCTAGACAAATTGTCTTCTTGAATGACTTATAAAAGCGAGTACCAGTTTTCGTACCTACTCCTGTGAAGATCTTTATATAATTGGTTTTTTTCTCAATCATGGATAAAAGCATTACATCATGAATATTATACATTGTGAACTTAAGATAATCAATGTACATGAAGGTTGACATTTCGTATTCATTTCCATCTTCATCGTACTTATCCTTATTATCTCCTAGTTCTTCTTCAGCTATAGCATCTAAGTTATAACTTTCTTTCTTAGAGGACTTATTCATAGCAGCGTGTATTAACATTTGATCTATGTAGATGTTAAATCCATTAAATTTAAAATATGTACCACTATCCGCCATATCCTTTGTGCCTCGATCAATAAAGAAATTTACATACTGATAATCTTGTAATTTCTTAGGAGTCACTATAGTTCTAGCTGGCTGTGAGAACCTATAAAAGTTCTCTGAGGTACTTGGAACATCTTCAAAGTCTACTTTACATAGTCTAGAAATTCTATTCATGAGATAAGGTATATCATAGGCAATATTCCAAATTGATACAATATCTGGTTTATCTACTTCATTGATTAAATTAAAGAAAGCTGTAATCATAGCTAACTCATCATCATACATTTCAATGTTAATCTCGTTAACTTCGTCTTGATATTTGTCTTTTACCATAGGTTTAAGTTTTTCTATAATGGATGGATCACTTTCTTTAATCTTAGGATTTTTTAGGATATAGGTATATAAGTTCTTACTAGAGCTGTTAAAATACGAAATATGACTAATAGGAGCAGCTGCACGTTCTGGAATGGGAAATTCTCCTAATTCATAACTATCTACCTCAATGTCAAGATAACCTATAACAGGTATCTGTTCACTAACACCATACTCCTTTATCCATTCACCTATAAACCAGTCTTCCAGATCCACTAGGGATCCAAATACTTCTGGATAATTATGGAACTTACGTAGTTCTCTCCATTGTCCAGAGTTTTTAATAATGTTGTATTCCTGTTCCTTCCCAAGTATCTTAGCTATGCTTTGTTCAGAATATTTATAAGGTACCCTATATCTGTCCACCATATAGTCCTCTACATATAAATATCTTTCACCATCACGGAATTCTGGTTTAAGTATATGAAACTCATACTCGGGGTTCTTAATTATTTTTAACTTTTTTCTACCATCTTGTTTATAGATGATAGTCATTATATCTCTCACTCGATCATATACGATATTTATGATGAGTGTGTCAGGTTTTTTCTTTTTCATATAGACCCTCCTTTACATGTCAATGATATTTGATATAAAAGCATTACCAGAATCAGTACCACCTGTGGTAAAAATTTTAATACCTAAAGCTTCTACAATAGGGAAACCCTTTTTAAGATTATCGGTAATAATTTCTTCAACTCGGATAAAGGGTATTATAAAGTCAGGAAGTTTAGAGACGTTTCTAGGAAAGACAAAGCTCCCCACCCCATATGATGTTAACTCCTCATTCATAAATACTGTCTTGTAGATAATATCAAATTCCTCAGGGTATTCATCCTTGATTGAAGCTAAATCTTCCACTGTAATTAAATTAGTCTTGTATACATAAGCCCTATCACCAGGTAGAATAGGATTCTGTGGATATAAAGCATTCCAAAGTATACTACCACGTACTACTGCCATCCTATAAGGGAATTTATAGTTACCAAAATTATTCAAACGTTCATTAGACGCATAATTAGGGGAACCATCAGCTAACTCCTTACAAATAAGGTCTTGGAAGTCTAGGATTTTATTGATTAAGCTTTCAAAGTTAATATTATCGGGGTAAATAATCTCATCCATGATAAGATCATTAAAGAAGTCTCGGGTAGCACGATTGGTACCAGATTTTTTAAATTGTAGACCTTTGATAACGATCTTAGGTTCTTTTAGAAAATTACCCTCACGGAAGATAGATTTAGCTAAGTAGTTCTTTTTTAGCTTAGTTAAAAGAAGTTTCTCGAACATGAACTCATTTTTCATAACGATGTATTTCTTGAATTCTTCTTGAATGTTTAATTTACTAGTTAATGTATAAAAGAGTTTCTCAACATATTTGGATAAGCAGAAAGTTAATATATTTACTATAGATACTTTACTCTCCAAAGAAAGATCTACTAACCCAAAGGTTTCTTCAATGTACTTTAGAAATGGTCCAAGATACAAGAAATTTGAGTCAGTATCTATAACGAGTACAGTACGACGCTGCATGTCAGGAACTTTATCTAGTTGTTCACTTTCTACTGTGTAGTCAGCTACAAATGTATCTAGAAAGAACCAAAGAGCTTCCAAAATATCTTTATGTTCTAAGTCATTTTCCTTTAAAAATTCTCCAATCTTCATAAGATCTTTATCATGGAGATATTCTATTAAGGGTTGGATGATTGGGGTCTTAATGAACTCATAAAAATCATTTCTATAGTATAATAACGCTAATTCATATAGGGATAATTTTTCGATAAATTTCTTTAAGGTCTTAATCTCACTTTCTAAGATATCAAATTTAACGTTACTCATAAAGAAGTCAAATACACGTTGTTGCCATACTGTAAGGTCTTTATCATCTCCTATAAGATAATCCAGGATAACCTCGTTATTAGTATACTCTATATCATAGGATTCACAAATTTCCTTTATTCTATCAGATAAATCCAAGTTCACCACTCTAGCTAAGTACTTTATTAAAGTATTCATAGATGTAAAATATAAATTTCCAAAGAACCTTTCAAACCCATTCACTGTTGTGGTAATTATAAGGAAACCTGTACCCGTAATAGCTTCTGCTGTAAAAATATTTTTAAACAGACTACCATTAGCTCCCATAACACCATAGGTAGAATTCCCCAATAGCTTATCAACTAATTGGGCTGATTCATAAATTACCGATAGGACTGGATCGTTTATATGTTGGAATAACTTTTCTTTATTGATCCTTCGGTCTTCCATCATCTTATCAGCAAATAAACCAAACATACCTTGCATGATATTCTGTTGCTTTAGCAGTAAACCAGAACCTGTTAAGATAGGTTTTGAGGTTTTTAACTTCTCTACCAATGAACTTAAATTGATCTCATCCTTTTTTATGCTTCCATAATTATTGATTAATGTGACTTTAGGATCTTTAAACCCCTCTTCAGCTTTCTTTCGTACAATAGGTTCTAACTCTTCTCTACTATATTCACCTTTATATAGTGTAAGAAGTTGCTCAAGTGTATTTGAAACATAATCATCAATGATGTTATTTGACATAACTCCTCCTTCTGTATTATTTCTTTTCATTATGTTAGTGTTTTCTAGTTTTTTTATTTTAAATTTTACTACTTATATAATACAATAATATGAATTTATAAATCTAACAAAGAGTGAACTATTAATTAATATTATTTATAACTGGAGAGCCTTATGAAAAAAATATATAGTCCCATTACAACTATTTCAAATATGATTGGAAATGTTAGTGCCGCAGCAAAGAACTTAATCGTTAACAGTATGCCACCAAACTTCTTCAATCACGTTTATATAGACACTCGAGCTACTAGTATCGAGCAACGTAATAAAAAAAAGAAACTAATAGGATTTCGTCCACCTGCATTGGCTTTAAAACCTAATCTAGATTTATCAGAAGGTATGTTAACTACAATGGAACTCATGCCATTTTCTGAGATATTGTTTAAAGATCAAAGCAAAGATCTACTTGTAGAAACTATGATAGATCGTGTAAAGATCCCCATCGAAATAAGAATGAAAATAGAAAGTAGATTAAAGCTTTATGACACGATAGCATGGTTACGACAAAGATTTACTTATCGAACTCCATTTACCCTTAATGATCATATTATGGAATCTACTATACCATCAAGTTTAATTAAGGAATTAATGAAGATTTATGGATATTCACTAACTATACCTGACTTAGATGAATTTATAACAGTCTTAAATACTATAACTTGTAGAGAGTTTGAAATCATTAAGAAGTTTAATGTTTCTACAGGGAAGTATTCAGTGGTATATAGACATCCAGAAAATCTCTTGATGATGTTTGAAGATCTTCCAAGTTTTGATTTTGATAAGGAGAATTTCTCAGATAGAAATAACTATATAGGATTAAATCTTTCTGTAGAACTTTGGAATCCATTTAATTTTAAATCTAATCAAGCTTATATCGATAATACTTTAACATCCTTTCCAGGTTTCTCATATCAGAGTAATGAAGATATATATCGGTCTATTTTATTAGATAGGAGTACAGATAATGATAATAAAAGCTATGTTAAACAAATCTTAGAATCTAAAAATATCTATAATAACTCTATGATAGACCCCATAGCTTATAAAAATTTCTTGGATGATACATCTAATACATTCTTAACACATGTACCCGACTCTTATAAGAAAACCTTTGAGGAATACATGAAAACTACTATGACTAATTACATTCTTAATCAAATATCCAGTACAGAGTTTTTAGATGATATAGAAGATGAAATTAAGGATAATAAGGAAGAAGATTTACTCTTTGATACATCTCTAGCTAGACTTCCTCTCCATAATGAAACTGAAAAGGAGTATTCATTTTTAAGCGTCAATGGAAGAACTTATCAAATGTCTAAGTTCAATCCTAACCCTATTGATTTCGTTTATCCAGAGTTCTCAGAACATTTAAAGGCATATTATGAAGAACATAATATCACCCCAGTAAATGTACCAGATTATGTTGAAGGTTTAAGAGTATCTACAACAACCCCTAAATTTACTTTACCCCCTAATGTAACTATTTTTACTAAGCAACCAGAAGTTGAGGATATATATAAACTCTATTTAAAGAATTTAAAAAATAGTGGTGAAGTTTATTTAAATTATTTACTCCAAGATGATGCTGCTGAAGTTACTATTTCTTTTGATGGAAAACTACAATTATCAGACTATGATGAACAACAAAGAAAACTCATGTACTACTCATACTATGTTAGTGATATTAATGAAAAGATTGAAACTTTAGACTTAAGTGATCAATTTGATAATGAATTTAAAATTTTTCTTAACTTCATTAAAGATACTAAAGAGACTGAACTAAATAATATCTTCAATGTACAAATTTATAGTCGTAGTAATAATATTCTAGAAGGTAGTAAGTTTATATTCTCTTGGGATACTTTCTTAGTAACTTTAAAAGAAGAACATTATAACGTTGGTTATATAATAGGTATATATGCTGACATGGTTAAATTAGATTATTGGCGTAACTTATTCTTAGAACAATAAAAAAAAAATGCCCCTATGGATGTTATATCCATAGGGGTTAATATAAAAGACACTAAGTATTTACCTAAAAAACAAGAGTAAAATTATTACTCATATACTATAAAGTGTCTGTGTTCTGCTCAAATTTCATATGAAAATATATGAATATTTTTCCTGCTTCACAGTTCCATAAATATGGACACTCCACAGGCTTAAATGGGAGAGCCTTCCCACAAATTTAATACTTTTTTAATCTTCTTTTTTTTATAAAAGGAGAAACACCAAGTAAAGGGTGGCCATGCTTTGAAAAAAGAAGTATAAAACAAAACATGACCGAAGAAAATCTAAATCATCAAGCTTTTCTTCACAACTTTGATGATCGAATAATAAACTATATAAATTATATTTATGTTAGTTTATTTTTTTATTTATTTAAATTTTCAACCACAATAACCCACTTAAAGTTTCATTAGAAGCTCCTTGCAGGCTAATTCCAATTCTCCTATAATATCCTAAGATGCCTAAAGCTAAACCAGTCTCATTTTGGAAATCTGTAAATACTCCACCTCCTAACATATAACCATAATGTTTTTGTATAGGACGTTCATATTCTTTAAAGTTATAACTAGAACTTAAGGAATCTAACTTTAGATATTCATTATTACTCTTTACTAATACTGAGTAACTTAGATTATCTTTATCATATATATGAGAAAATTGTAGATTAATATTAGGTATTGATAACTTAGTTATCTCAGTCTTAGCTGAGAGGGGATATGGGAGTCTCTTATAAGTAACTATGGTTTGTCCATCAATTCTAAGATTATCTTTAGTTGATTTAAAACTATAGGTTTGTTTATATAAAGAATCTCCTATGATTAGTAAATCCTCTATAGTGGTTGTTAATTCTAAATTAATAGCCTCTAAATGAGCATTGAGTTCTACTAACGAGATTATTTCAGAATTCTTCTTTTTTATCAGAGCTCGCAGATCACTTTCAATTTCCTTTAGTAGTTCTTTCTCTTGTAGAAGTCTCGAATTAGCTTCAATGATAGCTTCGTTATGTTTAGTCATTTTGATATTATCATTATTTAATTTTATGACTTTTTCTTCAAATGCTCTTATTTTTTCATTCTTATCTACAATAATTGCGCCTATTGCCGCAGCTATCATAATAAGAATCATTACTATGGGAATTACCTTATAAAGATTTTTACTCATTACGGCAGTCCTCTTTCACCATCTCCTGGATCTGCTATACTTGATAATATTACAGAGAGAAGTAGAAGACCACTTACAGCAATAGCCATAATTGCTAAAAACTTATAATAATCAGCGTCACTCATTCTTTCTCTTGTATCTATCTCATTAGTTTCTTGTAACTGATTACTAACTATCTCAGTATTATTAGATACGTTAACTGCACTATTGTCCACAACTCTTATTCCACAATTTCCCAGGCCCATTACAACTATTGTTAACAAAGCTGTAATACAGTGCCTAAATACTATTCTCCATATTTCTTTCGGCATTTTCTACCTCCGTTCTCTTTCTGCGTTCTTTGTAATTGATATGGCTCATTACTATTGGAATTATTCTATAAAGACTTTCAACTGTCAAGGTAAGCCTCTTTCATCGTCTTCTGAGTTCTTTGATAATGAATTACCAATAGCTGCAAATCTAGCTATAACGAAAACTGCTATTCCAATAAAGATTGCTGTATTCGCATTGTCATTAGTTTTCGCTTCTTGTTGACTACTCACTAGTTCAATATCATTAGTCTTTTTAGTATTATTATCTGTAATAGCTACTCCAATATGTATTAGTATAACTATCAGTGCTGTTAATAGAATTGCTAATACAAATTCTTTGGGTTTAATCATAAAGCCTCCCTCCGTACTAAATTATTCAACAGCCTATATCTTAAATTCAACTCTAGTTGAATGCTGTCTCTGTCTAATTCCCCCATAACTCCAGCGGCTACTTGTCTATTAGCCTTCTCTAACTCGATTTCAAGCCTGTCTATAGTTTTCACTACAGTTATTATAGGCTTTAAGTCTTTAGAAAACCCCATTATTATGTTTGAATTATTGATACTTACTAAAATTAGTAGTATAATAGCTATAATTGAAAGAACTATCACTTTCTTCATTTCTCTTCCTCTCTTTCTCTTGTTTCAGGTTCAGTCACTTTATATTCCCTACTAATAAAGGCATTAGCTCCTATAGATGCCAATACGACTGTTCCTAAGGTTGTTAAAATTGTTATAACTACGTTTTCAATAGCTTTTATATGCTCTTTTGAAACGAAGTATCCTATAAGATATAATATAAAAATTACCACCATTAATTTAATACTTAAAAAGCCGAAGTACATCTTACGACCAAATAATTTTACTTTTTTCTCGACGTCAAACATGATGCCCTCCATTGATATTTAATATTAAATTAGTGTTAAGTTTTATAAAATTTTAATTTCAAATTCCACATCTAGAATCTCGCACCATTTCTTGAAAGTTACGAGGGTTATACTATTACGCTTTAGTAACCCATAATATAGGTTATAGGCTTCTGATGGCGTAATAGTATTATAGAGTTCTTGCATAGATATACTACGCCTGTTAATTTCTTGCTTTAGAGCTGTTACCATTTCATCATCTTTTTCATTGATTTTGAATTGGATATTTTCATTACTCTTAGCAGTGCGTTCACTCTTCTTCTTTTCAACCAGTTTGACATTCTTTTCAATCTGGCTTATGTTTTTGAATTTTCGAAATTTTTCCATATCAATCTCGCTTTATACTGTTCTTGGGGGTAATTTATTTGTAAAGAATTTATTATACAACATAGATGTTAATAATAAATTACAACCCTCTGTTTGTAAATTTAAAGTTGTTATGAGTTCTATTAGATGAAAGGTTTGTTTTTGCGGGAGAGTAACTATTCTATCCTCTGTGTTGATATATATTCTTAAACCTGGAAAGTCATCATATAAGCAAGGTTGTATTATCATAGTTGAATTAACACATTCGATATATGCTGTTAATTCTTCTGCAATTTTATAATCTATCTTATACTTTAATAAATGACCTTCTTCATCTAACTCAGGTGTATACAACTCACTTTTTAACTCCTCATAAAAGATCTTCAGATATTCTTTTAATTCAAAAAGACTAGGATATGTTAAATATATTTCATCTTTTATGAACTCCTTTGTATCTTCATTATATGTAAAATTTGAAAATGATACAAAGTCTTTAGTTGATAAATACAGAGACCGTCCATCATTTGTATCAGTATACTTCTTTGAACGATAAGTTTTCTGATATATGAGTTCTTGTCTCTCATCATTTTTACCCTTTTCAGAAAGTACCACTACTGACTTTACTTTAAAGTTCATATAAGCCAGTAGAGTTCTTTCTATTTTATCATCGAGTTGGAACATAGAACATCAATCCAGTCAAGTTGTATTCTTTGTCGAATTCTAATTCTAGAATTTTATCTTCAATTTCGATGGTCATTATACCTTCTTTAGTAGCGATTTCAGCTGATATCCAGCTTTCATCATCGATACTATTGATTTTCTCCTGGGATGATAAATATGATAACATGCCATCTAATTTATCTAATTCATCATCAGGATCTTCCATATAGTTAAATTCCAGCCAACTTTTAATTATTTCAACCATAGTCATGTTGGCTTCATCATTTGCAAGATAGTCGTCAGTATCTTGCATTTCTTTTCGTATATCGTCTTCCTCTTTCATTAATAAAAGTTCTTTAACTTTCATTTGTGCCTCCTTCTTTTATTACATCATAAGAATATATGTTTATTTTTCTCATAGAGTTACACGTCTTATATCTTTTGCTAATTTTCTATATACACGTTCACGGCTTGATTGTTGTCTACGAGCTTGTTTAAAACCTAAATCCACTAAATCAACAAATAGGGTCTCATTTTCATTATCACGGATACGACCGATAATCTGTTCCGTTAGTATAGGAGATGACATTGGAAAGGTATTAATTAGTATTTCTATACCATCAACATCTATACCAGATTGGAAGATTTTCTCAGTACATAAGACTAAATCTTTATTCTTTTCAGCTTCTCGTTTAGCTTTAGGAACTTGACCTGTAAAAGTCCCAATTTCTATATTTAAGTTTTGTTCCTTAATGAATTCTTCTAAGTCGAGTTTCATTCTTGTAATCATATCAAGTTTCTTAAATAGTATAAAGGTCTTTTTAAAGTTATCCTTATAAGCATCTTTAAGTACAGTTAGTATTAAAGTTGAAAATTGTTCCCAACCACTATCCATAATGTGTTCACAGTATTTATTTACATCGAACCCACGTCTGTTCTTCTCCTCAATAATTTCCCTAACATCTTCTTTAGGGTTAGAATCAAAGCTAACAAAAAGTACATTATGGTATTTCTTCTTAATGATATCTTTTCCAAAACTAGTGTCAAAGGGTAGTAAAAAATTTAGAATTTTATTTTCACGAAAATTACTACGACCAGGTGTAGCAGTTAAATATAGAGTATATGGAAAATCTGAAGACATATCAATAGTGAATAATGTATTCAATTCTTTATGAGCTTCATCAAAGATCTTTAAAGAGAATGGAGTTTTTTCTAAAAGCCTGGTAAAGAATCTAACATCTTTTTCTACAGCATTCTGTAAGGATCTATAAGTTGTTAAGACCACTTTAGCGGAAGTACCATTTACAACTAAATCATTCATCCTATCCGACCCAGTTATGATTTCTATGTCAGTTTCATCACCGTTTGTATATTCTAAGAATTTTTCTTTCCATTGTGTCATAAGATCTACTTTATCTACGATAATTAAAGATTGTAATTTTAAATCACAAAGAAATTTTATAGCCAAGAAAGTTTTTCCTGAACCTGTACGCATATTAAGCATCATTTGGCTATCATTTTTTATAGCTTCCAATAGATATGAATAAGCCGATGCTTGTAAACTATCTCTTAACCCATATCCTTCTTTTATCTTAGGGAAAGTTGTTAGAGAAAGTTCTTGATAATTTTTTAAGGTTGTTTCAAACAGTGTATAATCAAAATAGAGGTCTTTAACCTTCTTAAAATTAACATTTTTAGGTATAGCATAAAGATCTTTACCAAGATCCTTAACAGCCACCATACTATAAGAAAATGTTACGGGGTCCCAGACCCCTAACATCTTCTTTAATTTTTCTAAGCGATCCCCCGATTTCGTTCTAATTAGAATTCGAGAATGATCTAGTAAAATTTTCATATTTTTTCCTTTAGTTAAATAATTTATCAGCTAATGATACTCCATCCTTAATATAGAATTCTGGAGTCATTAGTTGTTTCTTTACACGTTCAAAACTTAGACCTAAAGCTGGAGAAGGAGATTGTATAATGGCGTTAGTTAAGCTAAGTATGCTATAGTTCTTTATCTCCTCTACAGAGAAATCTAAATTTTGTGTATTATCGATATCATCTCTTAACAGTCTTTTTAAGATTAATTCTACATATGTGGAATTTATAAAGATCTGTGAAGAAAGTAAACTACCTATAAATCTTTTATATACATTATGGTAAGTTATATCTTCGCCTTTTTCTAACTGATGAGTGTTGGTATCCAAAATACGGATAATATCTCTAAGGGTCTTAGAAAACTCTACATTTTCAACAATGAAGTAAAAAGCATCTTGAGCCATACTATCTATGGTGATTTGTACTTCTTCATCTAACACTCTGTAATACTTCTTTGGTATGACAAGATGTACAGGAGATAGTAATTTAGCTGTAGCTTCTGTATGAGATATAATAGTAAATTCCTTAAATACTAGTTTCCCATCTTCTTCCTCTATATCATCACTTTCAATTTTAATTTTGAACTTTAAGCCTTCTTTAGCTCTTATAGAGTTCTGATCAATTACAAATAAATCAGTAAACTTATCTGACCAAGTAATTTCTTCAGTCTTTACATTGAGGAGATGTTTAGTTGATAATAAAGTTTGTGTAAATTTACTAGTTAACAATAAAGTTGCTATGATACCAATGTGATTCCCGTAAACTGCATCATATAAGAGCTCTGAAAAACAGGTTTTACAAATTTTTCCATCTTTAAGAGCACATGTTATCGGTGACCTAGTGTATATCGTCTCTCCGATTAAATCTATACTGTCCTCAGTAACGGTATCAAGATATAATTCATCTTGATCATCCTGACGTAGATAATTTTTCCCGATTAACATAGCTAAATGGTCATCATCTTTGACTGTGATTTCTAAATAATGATTAGTCTCGCAGTCTTCAACTTCAGAAAGATTTATATCAAACATGAGTAACAACAGCTTTCTAGTTAAATATCCTGCTACTTTTACACCTCTACTATTGGTAATTAAAGCTTTTCTAGCCCCGATACTATTATTATAAAAATCCTCTTTATCATTAAGTCCTAAGATGAAGTTACTATTAATAGGTTTTGGAATAATATTCCCAATGAGATCAGGTTTATATCCAATATTCATGATAGTTTCTCTTAGTTGTTTTTCTCGAATACTGATATCACAATTTAACATGTTGGTTATACTAATAGAATGATCTTTGAGAAGTTTCAATAATTTTTTTGTATGTTTAGCTAATAATAGTTCACTATCATGTATAGGTAATGATTCATCAATTTGATAATGGACTAGATCTTTAAATTCTTCATTAGAGTTATAAAGTTTACTCAAAGTGATTAAGTTAATAGTATTACCCACACGATTATTCATATATATAGAAATCATGGTTAGATTTTCCATTATATTTCCTAAATATCTTTTAATTTTTGGCATAGGTAAATCTTGGGCTCTTAAATAATTAATTATTTTATTTACAGCTTGCATTAACTTCTTTTTATTAAAGCTTAATAGTAGAATATCAGAAGTAATCTCATAATCTTCTTTAATGAAAGGCTCTAATAATACGAAATTTAATATAAAGTATTTGTAAGTTATTTCTAAGTTTTTATCATGTAGTTTTAAGGTTACTTCATGGTTAAGATCTTTTAAAGAACCGTTCTTTAAAAGATTGAAATAATCCTGTAATTTTCTATCATAAATATCTTTATATGTATTATAGCTTACAGGTTGACCTGAATTTAATACCCCCATTTTACACACTCCTTTCTATGTTTTGATATAATTTATATGTTTTGTGTTTTTAACGTTTAAATTATCACAATTTCAATTCCAATAAGTTTAAAGATCTTAACAAATGTTGCATTTTCTCTTTGTTCTGGAAGCTTTATATATAAGTGGATCATACCTTTGAGAAATAATATATCTGATAATAAATTATAGTTATTATCAAAAAATTCCATATCTAAAGTTTTTGTATCTTCTTCGCTTGCGTATTTTACAATAAATTCATTTGTCGGAAGTATACTCAAACTTTTAAGATTTCGTTTAAATTTTATATCTGGTAGTCTTGTTGTAGGAGTTACCTCGATTACGTTCACATTCTTTCTCTTTAAAAGTTGTAATAGTTCAAATGGTGGTAGATAATCTTCCAACGCATTAAATTTATTATTTTTAGCTGAATTTTTATTGTATCGATTCATAGCTTCTTTCATTCTTTCCTCCATTCATTTGGTAATATGGGTCTATGTAGCATAATGTCAGCAGCCCTAAAAAGGTCTAGTATTAAAGGCATGGTAAGCATTTGGTATAGTAAATACATAAATACTTCTAGAGTTAGTAAATGTTCCATGAATTCCTTAGTATACTCTACTTCTAAATCATTGGTTTTTAATTCCCATTCTTCTTGATTTTGATTATCTTCGCCAATTAAAAATCCTAATTGTATAGGAATTTGGTTATATTCTGGGAAAAGTTCTAATCTCTTTAAAGAATAGATCTCTTGTACTTTGGCATCCTTTAAAGCTTTTATAAAATTTAAAGATGGCACATAGTCCCTCTTTAAATTAAAATGTAAATCTTTATCTTCAGTGAAGATTGCTTTAAAGAAGCCAATTCGTTTTTTTGTTCTTTTTTTCATATTTCCACCTCATATAAAGGATAGTTCTCGAGTTGTTCTAAGTCTATATCACACGCAAAGACTCGAATATCAGCCGCATGAAAACATGCTATTTTAGACATGGATATATCTTCATCTTCATACACCCATAACATTCTAGCATATAAAAATACTTCTAATATCGATAGCTGTTCAGTAATCTTATCAGTAAATTCCACACTAGTATAAGTTTCCTGGAAGGTTCTTATGAATTCAGCGGTGAATTCTTTCTGGGTGTAATTACTCTTTTTTAAAAATATAAATTGCGAAGATATAGGAGTCTTATTTGCAGTTTCGTATACTGTTGGTTCCTTATGTGGATAAAGATATATCGCTTCTATATCAGCATCCTTTAAAGCTTTTATAAAATCTAAAGATGGCACATAGTCCCTCTTTAAATTAAAATGTAAATCTTTATCTTCAGTAAAAATTGCTGTAGAAGATTTAAGTTTCTTTTTTGTTCTTTTTTTCATTTCGCACTCTCCTTTCAAACTTATAATATGACTTTATAATTTGCAAAAAAAGTTCCCATTCTAGAATATTCTAGAATGGGTCAAAAAAAATTTATCTTCTACGTTTACCAGCTTCCATTGCAATTTGTGCACGTTGTACGCATTTATTAGCGTATTTTTCCCTTATCATTTCACGATATTTAAGATATTTACGTCTGTGAAATGTCATTCTTTTAAATAACGGGTCATTTTTTTCACGTGCAATTATAGTTGCACTTCTTGCAGTAAACTGATGTAATCTTGAATCTGGATTGATTTTTTCTAAATCTCTATCCTCTAATGTTTCAAGATCATCTGTAGATTGAATACCTGCTTCATTAGCGATAGTAAGCATCAATCTATTATTCTCTGAGGTAGCTGTTTCAAGTAAAGATATATCCTCAGGTATGACAGAAGTCGTGCGGTTTAGTAACATTGAATTACTCCTTTAATTTATTTTATTATATTGTTAGTGCCATTAATTGGTTTCTTAAAGGTTTTCTATGTACCCCCGCCACTAAAAAACAAAAAAAAAATATCTAAATTAAAAGATGAGCAGTTTAACGTCTTGCTCAGGACGTGGTAAGCTTAACGTTCTTCTAACGTTAAACCTACCAATTTGCCAGATGAATGATATGTTGCTGAGAACAACATATCATCATCTCCGACTTTTTCTATAGGAGCGTCATTAAATGACGCCCCTATTACTTTTACGCCAGTGATGATATTATCACCACTGGCGTTTCTCAATACCCCTAGGGTAGGCCCTAGGAATATTGTAAGAGATTTCTTACCAATACGGTAAGAAATCTCTTGTAACCTACCAAATTGGTAGGTTTTTACGAGCAACTCTCCAATATGGAGAGTTGCTAAAATGTCGTCCTCTTCCCCCGAGAGGACGACATTGTTTATCTCATACCTGACGACACCAGTGCCGTCAGGTTTTTGGGAAACATCTAAGTATTTCCCAATATCTAGTCTTACTTTTTTAACTTCCATTATATCCTCCTTTCCTGAGGGTTGGAAGTTTTTTGAAAATTTTGGAGACACTCAACTATGGGGGTATCATTGAATGGCCTCCGCCAGCCCCTTCCCTAAGGGGGTTAAACAATGAATAGATATAATATATTTACATATATTAACCTATTCACAACAATAATATACTCTTATAAACTCTTTCATTACGGTAATATATAAAAAAAATTTCTATGACCCCCGATATTATTAAAAATTACCATAATACAAATATTCTATTTTACAAAAAAAAATAAACCTATAAAAGTAAATGTAGGGTTTCACGTACCCTCACTGATTTACGTGTATAAACACTACAGACGTTATAGACCGCTCGATCTCTATCAGTTACCCGATAGGATCTTCTTCGAAGCGTTACCACCATT